TAGGACAAATCACTGAGGGGGGGGTACGGTACAATGGCAAAGATCAAGATGAAAGCCTGGGTGACGTTCGAGTTCCAGGTAGTGGATGATGAGGGCGAGGAACTGGGCGAGCACTACCAAACCGCTGGCAGTGGGCTGGAGTATGACATCTTTGCTGGCGCGGTCACCTTTGAAGAGGGCGACACGGACGCCGGAGAGAAGTTTTACGCACGTATGGCCAAGCTCGGAGATGCGCCCGGCACCCACCTGGTGCCCTTCATGGTAGAGGGGGCAAAAACACTGCTCTTTCAAGAGTGAACACAGAACGCCTGACAGTTTTACAAGCTGTCGGGCGTTATTCCTATGTAGGACAAATCACTGAGGGGGTGCACGATGAAAGGCAACACTGTAGAGGAACTGAGGGCGGACCTTCTGGAAAAGCAGGCCAAGATCACGGCGGAAAAGATGGCGGAACTGGATCGCAAGCAGCAAATCCTGGATGTCATGCCTGACGCCTGCGCTGACAGAGTGCGGTACATCTTCACACACAAGCCTCTTCTGTACGGTTCAATTGGTGGCATCGAGTTCGCTACCGTCGGGCTGGCTGGAGTAGAGGAACTGATGGACGCCTATGCGCCCATCTCCATGGTCACCGTGCAGGGCGGCAGCTTCAAGGTGTTCTGCCCTGAGACAAACGCAGATGCACAGATCGCCAAGTATGGCGGCACGGCGCAAGAGATCGCGCCCTTCCTTATCAAGGCTGGCTACGCTGGCAGCATGCGCAAAGAGGTCAAGATCGTCTGGTTTGCGCAGCTGAGTGACGATGTACAGGTCAGGTGCACGGCCGTTGTGTACGAGTCGGAGATCCCTGAGTACTCACACCTGGGAACAGCGCCTGACTGGCTGCATTACCAGATCGAGTGGGGCGGCGTGAACCAGTATGATCGCAGTATCGTCAAGTCTGATCGCGCCTGGCTGGACATGCCTAGCGCCAGCGCATTCAGGTCGATCAAGTGGGCACGGGGCAGCAGGAAGTACCCCCACTCGTACACCTTCTACTCCACACACTCCAGCTTGCGGATCGGGTCACTGCTGACCGATGAGGAAAAGTAGAACAGAACGCCTGACAGTTTTACACACTGTCAGGCGTTATTCCTATGTAGGACAAATCACTGAGGGGGGGGGTGCACGATGAGCGACAAAGACAAGTGCGACCTGGCAGGCAAGATCTACCAGGGGCGACACCCTGGCATCCAGGGATACGACGGCAGGCTGATCAAGGTCCTGGGCTGGTGCATGCTGAGCGATGGCCTGGGCGGCGAGCGGCGGGTCTTGGTGAAAGACAGCAACGGCAAGGTGTGGGCAACTGAGGTCGGCCGGGTACGCGAAACCATCAAGCAGCAGGAAGCAGCCACGGCACAGCGGATCATGGTCAGCGTCATGACCCTCTTTGAGGATGGCGCCTGTGAGGATCGCTGCCCTGATGGCGGCGCTGATGACTGCACTGCGGACTGGTGCCCGGCAATGGAAGCTGTGAAAACTGCCTGGCTGCGCACACTGGACATCGCCAAGGAAAAGATCATGGCGGGCGTGCCCGCAATGGGTGCAGCTGCCTTGTCTCTGCAAGAGTGAAACGGAACGCCTGACAGTTTTACACGCTGTCAGGCGTTATTCCTATGTAGGACAAATCACTGAGAGGGGGTACAATCATGAGCGTCTACTGTGACGTGTGCACCAAGGCATTGTCACCGGACAAGGCCACATACTACGGCGGCGGCGCCTACTGCAATGAGCACGCGCCGGAAGAGGCGGAAAGCTACTGCGGCGAGTGCCAGGCACACCTTGAGTTCTTCCAGGCAGTCACGATCACGGAGAGCCGTGCGCTGGAAATCCTCACCGGGCCGGCGCTGGACATCTCGCAGCGGACGGTAGACCTGTCCGTCGTGGAGCTACAGAACGTGCGCGACTACATGACCAGGCTGGCAGATCGGGCCGTGGACAGCGCTGAGTACATCGAGCTTCTGCTTGGCCAAAAGTACGTAGAGAACGCCATGGAAGCGGTCATAGAGCTGGCCAAGGTCACCGGTCGGGCGGCGTTCCAAGAGGGCAAGATGCGAGCGCCCTACATGGACGAGAATGTGCAATACATGCTCAAAACCAATGACCCGCCCTACCACGAGGCCATCTTTACCAACTGGCTGGCAGGATGGGACCAGGCCAATCTGGACAGCACCAAAGAACAGCCTTTCTAGGAAACAGAACGCCTGACAGTTTTACACGCTGTCAGGCGTTATTCCTATGAGGGCAAATGGCCCGGAACCACAGGGGCAACTGATGGCGGACTCGGACAGCTGGCAGGTCTTGGCTGGCGGGACAAGTCACAGCCTGTGGCGGGGGTATCGGGGCGGCAGTCACACCTGCGCCGCATAGGCGGGTTGGCCTTTGCTCAAAAACTCTAAGGAATGGGGGACTCGGGCTATGAAATATGAAATCCGCGCCAGGTGTGGGGATGATGAGTACATTCCCATAGACTGGGCGGACACCGACGAAAAGGCAAGAGGAAAAGTCACAGAGTACACTGCCCTCTTTGGTGCTGGCTGGAGAGTGTGGTACATCTACACTGGCGGCGCCAAGTCTCCACGGGTACGGGCAACATAGACCTCAGTGAACGCCTGACAGTTTTACAGACTGTCGGGCGTTTTTCCTATGTAGGACAAATCACTGAGGGGGTGCAAGTATGAGCGGAACTGATAGGCTGGACAAGGTTGTGCAGCTGCTGAACCTGAACACCCTGCTGGCGGGCGCTGCACAAGAGGCGCTGGACGATCACGACTGGGACACCGGCGGCGCATGTGACGCCATCGCAATGGCCTTCGGCGGAGTGCTGGCAGAACACGGGTTCGACTTCCGGGACGGTGGCCACGACGGTGATGACCACGCCTGGCTGGTCGTGGAGATCCCTGACGGTCCTGGCTACATGCTGGACCTGCCATCCTCACACTACGAGACAGGCGGCGGCTACGCCTGGCAACCACTGCCGGACATCGACATCATGCCGGACGACATCTTGATCGAGCCAATGAACTGGTAACCGGAACGCCTGACAGTTTTACAAGCTGTCGGGCGTTATTCCTATGAGGGACAATACACTGAGGGGGTGCACGATGGGCAAACTGAAACGGATTACATTCAGCAAGATGACACACTGGCTGGACGGCACCAAGCGGGCGGATGACTGGCCGGGCTACATCGGCGGCGACATCCCTGCCGGTCTGGCTGTATCAAGGGTCGCACGGCTGGATGATCCCACGGTGAACGCGAACGGCTGGACGGTATCGCACATTCAGTCAGGCTACGCCGTGGATCGCACGCCATACCTGAGGACACGCAAGCTGGCCATAGAGTGGGCAGAAGCACTTGGCAAGATCGCGGAGCGCTTTGCCTTCTCGTGGGACGTGGATCGCGGGGTCCTGGTTGACAGCATGTGGCGGAACGGCACGTACTCCGACATCCACGGAGAGATTGACAGGTCGATCCGCACGATAGTGGAGAAGAGCAAGAACTAGGAACGGGCCGGCCAAGTGCTGGCCCGTTTTTCCTATGTGCTAACCCTCTCAACCCGGTGGCGCTCGCTGTGGGGCGGGCGTCACCGGGCCTTTTTCCTGTAGAACGACACACTGAGGGGGTGCAATCATGTGCTAATGCTAGCCCTGGTGACCTGGGTCGGGTCACTATAACCCGCAGACTTTGGGAAGCCCTGAGAACTGCCACTCGATGCAGTTTCAGGCGGGCCGGGTGGCGGAGTGGGATGTGAGGCCAAGGAAACGCCTGACAGTTTTACAAGCTGTCGGGCGTTATTCCTGTGAGGGACAAACCATGGGCGTGAACTTCAAAAATCTGCCCTGGACACCCATCGGGTCGGAATGCAGGATCTTTAGTTTCCTAGCACGGGGTTACCTGTGCACCTACTGCGTGGTTGCCCTGCACCAAGAGTCAGAAAGGGTGCTGGAAGTCCACAGAGAAGCAGGGGTGGAACCCAAGATCTCGCGCAGTGAGGAAGGCGACCTGCACGGCATCGCCGGCGGCATCCGCTGGCAGATGAAGGCAAAGGACGTGACCGGCACTGAGACTGGCGGGCTAGCGTGCATGATGTGCGGCAGTGACTGCACCGTGCACAGTGTGCCTGACGTGGAAACGCACGGGCATCTAACGACGTTGCGCATCCACACCACACCGGCGCTGGACTTCTCACAGCTGATCTGATAACTGGCCACGCAGATATAAGCCGCCAGCTGTAGGCTTACCGCATGCGGGTTACGTAGCTGGCAACACAACTGAGAGGGAATGCACCTGACAGTTTTACACGCTGTCAGGCGTTATTCCTATGTAGGACAAATCGCTGAGAGGGGGATGCAACATGGCTTCACTTTGGCAGTTCAAGGATCTGGAGAATGGGGAACTGTTCACCGTTCCCGGCGGGCGCCTTGACGGCGTTTGGGAAAAGGCAGAGGAACCTGGGATCGTGTCCAATGCACGAAAGGTCGGCACCAATGACTGGGCCGGCGTGGGGCAGCTGGTGGACGTAGAGATCTTCACCGTGCCCGCCATAACTTTTGGGGACCTGGCACCTGGCGACCTCTTCACCATGGTATGGAATCCCGGTGACACACAGTGGGCACCTGGGATCTGGCGCAAGACACTCCTGGACACGACACTGACCCTGAACACGGCGCAAAGCGTAGGGCACCCCGTGTTCGCGCCGATAAGCAATGACCGGCCGGTCACCCGCTTCACCATGAAGGAACCGGCGCCAGGGGAAAGGCAGCTGTGGAATGGACGACGGCAATACTAGACGACGCCTGACAGTTTTACAGACTGTCAGGCGTTATTCCTTTGAGGCGCTACACTTCAAGTGAGCGGCTACTACAATCAAAGAGCCACTGCTGGTGCCTAGCAAGTCGGCACCGGCCTGGCTCACGACTATCAAAGGGGGTAGGACAAATGGCAGGCAGGATACTGTACGGGCTGTACGAGATCTGGTACCGGCGGGAACCCATTTTCATGTCTGACCTGGGCCTGAGAGCGGAAGACCTGCGGGGTACGCACGAGTACATCACGCACCAGAACCACAAGCGGGACGTGATGGGTGAAGACTGGGCGCACTGCACCAACTTGCAGTGGGTCTACAACCAGATGCAGGGCATGAACTGGTCACCACACGGTGAGGCCAGGCCGCTGCTGCGGCGCCGTGGCATCAACCACACCAGCATGAGCATCGGAGATGTCATTGTCTCACCGGACGGTGAGGCGTTCGAGGTTGCAGATTACGGCTTCCGATCCATCGGTTATGTCAAAGACGGATCGGACTCCTTCATCACAGCGGCAGGATAGCAAACCAGGAAAGGGGGCTGGCGGGGGCGACCCCGCCTTTTTCCTGTTGTGATCGAGCGATCACGGACTTGACACGTTTGACGCCTTTGTGGTATAATTCCAGTGGATCACCTGACAGCAAGAGTGCGTACAATAGAGGGGACTTGCAGTCTGACCCGATGCCTTCACGGTGTCGGGTGATCCGCCAGAAACCGTACATCGGGTCAGACTACAGGTCCCCTCTTTTCTACCCCTGTGGCACACCACCACGGAAAGGATCGCAATGGCGCAAGGCAATGGATCGACAACTGGCGAGGCAATGGCAAGCGCTATACGGCGGTTGCAGGGCTTCGGCAACCACGCCACGGAAGAGGACGTGGCAGAACTCCCACAGATCAAGAGCCTGGAGATAGAGGAAACCTGGATGAAAGAGGGCCAGCTGTGGGCACGTGGGACAGTCACCTGGCAGGACGACAGCCAGGAACAGCACGAGGGGCCGATGGTTCCGGTCAAGAAGGGTGGTCAGTTGGTCGGCTACACACTCGGGCGGGTTGAAACAGCGCCTGGATCGCCATTCGACTTGGACGATGCGGCCGGCGATGACGGCGATGCGGCCGGCGATGAAAAGGATGGAAGCGATGACAAAAGCGTCTAACGGCACGTGGAGTGAGGACGCCCTAGCCGTCTGGTCTGTCCTGGGTGACAGACCCGTGGCATTTCACCCGGCGCTCGCCAGGGCACTGGGTGACGATGTTGGCGCCGCCCTCTTCCTGGGACAGATCATGTACTGGGGTGACAAGGGCACCTGGGACCCTGACTATGTGGCCAAGACACAGGCTGAGATCTACCACGAGACGGCACTGACCCGCAGCCAGCAAGAGCGGATCAGAAAGAAGCTGGTAGCACTCGGGGTGCTGAAAGAGAAGCTGAAAGGTGTACCCGCCAGGCTGTGGTTCAAGGTGAACTACCAGGAACTGACCAGGCTACTGGTCGAGCAAGCCAAAGATGAAACCCCGCCACAAAGCAGGAAACCCGCAACCAAGGATGCAGGAAACCCGCAAACTGAGCCAGGGGAACCCGCAACCAAGGATGCAGGAAACCCGCAAACTATTTCAGAGACTTCACACGAGACTACTCCAGAGGATACAACAGAAAAAAGCGCCGCCAAAGCGGCGCCTGTTCTGGATGCTGCCTTTCCTGACTCAGCAGCTGTGGACCGATCAGGAAAGACGATCCTGGACGGTAACCCTGACGATCTTTCGGCTGAACAGCGGGCACAGATCGCGTCCCCTGTTGGTAGCGAGGCGCCAGGCAAGAGCGTGGACCGGCGCCAGCTGAGATGGCAGGAGTATTGCCGGCGGATCACCTTCCCGTACAGTCTGACCTGGCACGACATCTACGCCTATGCCTTGCTATTCTCTGAACTATTCGGGATACCACTGCCGCTGACCCGCAACGGTGTGGGCCAGTGGCGGCATGGCATAGTACAGGGACTCGTGGCCTACGGCGAAGCGCTACAGGCTGCGTCCCCGGACAATACTGTGCCCTGGCCATCGGTCCTGGTACGCCGGGCACGATGGGGACTGCAGGTCCTGCACGCACGCCGTGAACTCGGTGACGCCTGGACCTTTGACATTGTTTCACCAACGTCAACAGCCAACACCCTGCGGGTCATCGCCGGCGACCTTCACAAGATGGAGAAGCTGTACGAAACGAACGGCGACCTGCCAAGCGAGGCGCAGATCCTGCAGTTCTACGCCAGCAAGCCACAGAGCAGGAACAATCGAGCGGCCGGCAGTGACATCACTGCCAACGCAGTAGCCGAACTAGCGCAGATGGGAGTGTGACATGAGCGACAACCAACCAAAGCGACTGGAACGTATCGGCATGGCCCTGCGGTACCTGAATGACGGCCTGCCATCGGCGCCGGGCATGACCGCACGCACCATAGCAACCTATGCCATGGTGCTGGATGGGATGCCGGTGTCAATCATCGAGCAAGCGGTGCTCCGTGTCCTGAGTGAATGGGATAAGGCGACGATATTGCCAACCCCTGCGGTGATCCGCACAGCTGCGCTGGAAGTGCTGGCAGAGATCGACGGCATACCCTCTGCGGCGGCAGCGTGGGCAGAGGTACAGCAGGGGATCTCGCTGTACGGCGTGCGTGGTGAGCCGGTGGACACTGGCGGCTATGCGCCTGTAAGCTGGTCACATGCCGCCGTGGGCAGGGCGGTAGAGGCGGTAGGCGGGATCGCATACCTGTCCAGGAATGCGAACACGAGTGCTGACCGGGCGCACTGGTTCAGGTACATCTACCCGGCGGTACTGGAAGAGTGGTACGACACTGCGCACAATCAGATGAAGCTATCAGCAGGGCGGGAAACCGCCATGCTAGGGGAAGGGGGACAAGAGCCGTATGGCTGGCCAACCTAAACCAAGGAAGGGACTACCAGTCAACCTGGATGCGGAACAAGCCGTACTGGGCGCCCTAATGATCGATCCTCACGGGATCAGATCTGTATCTCTTGGGCTGGACCCGCACGACTTCTGGCGCGAGAGTCACCGCTGGATCTACACCGCCATCCTGAGGCTATACCAGAGCCAGACGGCCATCGACCTACTGACCGTATCAGACTACCTGGAAAGCAAGGGGTACCTGAACAAGATCTCGGCCGACGGTCACACCGGCGTAGGGTATCTGATGGAACTCCAGGACCGCACGCCGACAAGTGTGCACCTGCAGCACTATGCTGACATCGTGTCGGCAGCTGCTAGGCGCCGCACCCTGCTGGACCTGGCGGAACGCATCGCCATAGACGCATGCGACGAAGCCACGGACCTGGAAGACGTGCTGTCAAAGGTGGAAACAAATTTCTACACTGCGACCACCAGCAAGGGTGATGACGGCCTGGCGGACAGTAGCAAACTGATGTCCGAACTGTATGAAGAGGTAGAGCTAGTCAGCAAGCGGCAGGGCCTGGCCGGCATCTCAACTGGCCTGGTGGACGTTGACAAGATCCTGGGCGGTATGCACAACTCTGACGTGATCTACCTGGCCGCACGGCCGGCAGTTGGGAAGACAGCCGCCATGCTGAACATAGCGCTCGCTGCAGGCAAGGCGGGCAAGCACACCCTGATCATAAGCCTGGAGATGAGTGCGCTGCAGCTGTCGCAGCGCCTAGCCTGCATCGAGAGCGGGCTGTCAATCCACAAGCTGCGACAGGGAAAGCTGGAGGGCAACGACTGGCCGCGCCTGATAGACGCCATGGGCAGGATCGAACAGCTGCCCATCTGCGTGGCCTATGCCGGTGCGTACAAGCCATCACAGATCCGGGCGATTGCCCACAGGCAGCAGGCAGAACACGGCCTTGACCTACTGTGCATCGACTACCTGCAGCTGATGACGGCCGACGATGATCGCAAGAATCGGCGCGAGCAGGTGGACGATATAAGCCGTAGCCTAAAGCTGCTGGCCAGGCAGCTGAACGTGCCACTGCTGGCGCTGTCACAGCTGAGCCGTGGAGTGGAAACCAGGGTGGACAAGCGGCCTATGCTGTCGGATCTACGAGAGTCCGGTGCACTAGAGCAAGACGCCGATGTCGTGGCCTTCCTCTTCCGGCAGGAGATGTATGAGCCAGAGGCAACGGAGGTCAAGGGGCAAATGGAGTGGATCACCGCCAAGCATCGGAACGGGCCAACCGGCACGAGTATACTGCACTTCCGTGCGCACAGTGGCCAGGTCGTGTCCACCAAGCTGACCAACCTGGATGGTGGGCTGCAGCACCGCATGCCACTCGATGAGTACCTGGAGAACGTGGACTGAGTTGGAATAACGCCTGACAGTTTTACAAGCTGTCGGGCGTTATTCCTACAATCAGAGAAGGGGAGGTATTGGACATGGGCAACTTAGTCGGAAACATCGCACGTATCGCAGATGCGTCCACGGTGGACGGTCCCGGCGTGCGAACTACAATCTGGTTCCAGGGATGCCGCAACAGGTGCCCTGGATGCCAGAACGAGGCCCTGCAGGACCCGGCCGGCGGCAACAGCCTGGACGTGGTAGCGCTTGGGCACATGCTTAGAATCGTGAACGTGCTTAGCAGTGCGGCGGGCAATCATCTGTACACCGTCACCGGCGGCGAGCCTTTTGATCAGCCGCTGGCGCTGGCACTCATGCTCTCTAGCCTGCGGGCGCACGATCCTGATGCCCACGTGATAGTCTACACGGGGTACACATGGGAGTTACTGCAAGCATCCGGCAGGAAGACGGCCACGGAACGTCTGGCCATGCAACAGATCGATGTCCTGGTGGATGGGCCGTACATTGCAGAACTGGACGACGACAAGAGGCAGTACGTTGGCTCTAGCAACCAACGTGTGATCCGGGTGAAGGAAAGCCTGGAGAGTGGCCAGCTAGTCCTGGAAGACTGGGACAGCGCCGCCCTGTTCACCATCCTGGATGGGCAGGTGACCATGGCCGGCGGCTGGCTGGAAGAAGTCAACGTGGCTGGCATCGGCACCGTGACTGAGGCGCCGCTGTGTGGCCAAGCAGAAAGGGGGAAGGGTAGTGACTGATAGACGTATGACCGTGATACAGGGTGACATGTTCGGGGAAGATGATGTGCGCCCTGCAATCTCTACCACCTTTGCACAGGTCAAGTTTGTCCTGGAGACTGATAAGCGCTGCAGGGGAAACGTGGGCCGCACCGTGGCAGAGGTCTGGCAAGAGTTCTACGGGTTTGACCACATGATCCGGCGCGGCGATGTAGAAGAGATCCTGGACGTGATCGCCGGGGAACACAAGAGCGTACCGAACTACAAGACTGTTTCCAGGAACTATCACCGGGTACTCAAGAAGCACCCGGACTTGGCGCCACAAGATGAATAAGATCCTGAGAACCAAGGCGCTGGTGCCAGGGTGCAAGCACACCTGGCTCTTGAAGGAAGGCGGCGTGGCCGGCGAACGCCTTGACAGTGTGGGCGGGCCTGAGTGGATGGCAGAGTGCCTGGCCGCTTGCGCCCTGCTGGACATCCACCAGGAGTGGCACCGGGGCAGTCAGTTTTATCAATACTACGCCTGGCCGGTGCCAATGAACGGCGGGCTGTCCATCATGGCAGATCGGGCAATCGTCTGGATCTGCAGACTGAGGCGTGCAGAGTACGCCGGCGCCGCATATCTCCAGCTGATCAATGCCTCTACTCGCATGCTGGAACCTACTCGTGTGATGACCCTGGCCCACGTGGACCTGGCCAACCAGATCCGGGTCAAGATGGTAGGCAGCGGCATGATCTCAGATGGCGCAGAGGATTATGCCCTACACTTCAAAGAGATCGGCACAGAGCTATGGCTGGAGTGGATGACAGGTACGGCAGATGCCCTGGCGGCATTCATCGGGCTGGCCAAAGCGGCCGGCTAGTCAAAAGATCCCCAAATCCTTGGGCGGTTGTGACAGTTTTACAACCGCCCAAGCGTTATTCCTGTGAGACACACTGGACTTAAATCACAAACGCTAGGGATAGCGAGCGCTAGAGATAGCGGAAAGGGGACAGCGGCATGACTGACAATCTGATGGAACTGACCCACGAACAGGTCAGGCAGCGGGCACTGAGCAATCTGTATGAGATGGGCTTTGACGGCGATGTGGAAGTCTTCTACGCCAACGCCAAGGCACTACGAGAGTCCGGCATGTTGCTGGACCTGGACATCACCGGGCTTACAATGTTCGACGCACGGATCAGTTGGAACCTGGATCTCGGGGTGACCAAGGGCGACAGCCGGCGGATCACCAAGCGCATCCGGCCTGGGCGCAAGAATTTGTTATCAAACACCAGGCTGCAGAGCATCGCACAGCGGATTCGCCAGAACCTACTGGACTACAGCCAGGGGATCAGCATCTTCCCTGGTTACAGGTACGTGCCGTACAGCGCCTTCATGCGCTGGCACGAACGGCACCAGGCGCTAGTCAAAGAGTGGGAACAGTACAAGAAATGGGTCCTGGACAACTATGACCAGATCAAGCTCGACTGCCGGGCGGACTTCACGGACCACGCCAAGGACACCTGGGGCCGGACTCCTGCCCTGCAAGGCAGCTACGAACTGGACGCCTTTGTGAATGCGGTAGTAGCGGACGCACTGGCACGGTTCCCGACCAAGGCACGTATACTGGCGGAACTGAACGTGACCCTGAAACCGCCGGCAACCTTCCTGCTGGAGTCGGAGTACCAGGCAGAGATGCTACGGGCACAGCGCCTGTCGGCAACTCGCCGGGACGAAGCGGAAAAAGAGCGGTTGGAACGGGACACGTGGGCACGGGATCGCAAAGCTCAGATGGAAAAGGCAGAGGCTGATGCCGCTGCGGCCAAAGAGGAACAGCGCCTGACTGAGGAACAGGTTGCCGCCCAGTTGCGGGTGGTACAGTTTGAAGAGGAAGAGGCCATGCGGGCCATCCGGGCCGCACAGGTAGAGATCGCTCGCAAGGCGGTTGCCGATACTGTCAACCCCCTGCTGGAGATCGTCAAAGAGAACCGTGACAAGATCTACGCCACGCTGTCAAAGCTGCAGAGCAACATCGCCAAGCGTGGGTGGGTACACGGCAAGGAAGCAGCAGCCATCCGCAACCTGGCGGAGTGGTTCAATCTCATGAACATCACTTCTGACAGCGAGATGGCCAAGCAACTGGAAAAGCTGTCAGCTACAGTGGAAAGCAGGACAGAGGGCAGCGGCAAGTCGTATGATACGGACGCCGTGCTTTCCTCTATCCGCAGTGCGGTAGCAACATCGCTGACCGACGCTGCTACCGTGGCAGCTAACCTGGAGATGGACGAACTCTCCATGATGGACCTATAGGTGATGACTATGAGCCAGGGAACAAGTAGGACAAAGCGAAACACGCACCCGCTTGGGCATGAGCATGCAAGCGGAGAGGTTGCAAACGTGCGGCGTGCGTTTGACTCTATCTTCACCCTCTTCTCTGACATGTCGGGCGATCTCGGGCCTGGCATAGTCGTATACACGCCAGAGGCTACGCCAGAGGCAAAGTTCCTACGGATAGAGGATCTGGACAAGGCGCCGGCGCACCTGCAGGCAGCACTTCATGAACTGCTGTCGCAGGTGCCCGACGGCAATCATGTGCCAGTTGCCTTCTCCTACATGAAAGGGGCACTTGCGACCTATGTAGTCACGGGCCGCTACTCGGACACCGACCTGCAGACCGTGGTCACCAGCCAGAACTACTACGACTTGGCCAATCCGGTCTACGCCAGCACAGAGCCAGAAGTGCCAGAGGCATGGGATGTGGACTTGTGAACTTGGAAAAACGCCTGACAGTTTTACAGGCTGTCGGGCGTTATTCCTGTGAAACAAAAACCAATCTCATAGGGGGAAGCAAATGAAGATGACGGCAACGGAAAAGGCACTACAGCAGTTTGACACGGCAATCCGGGCACGCATCCCGGTCATCGGGATCGAAACCACGGAAGAGGCACGGATCTTGAAGTACATCCGGGCAATCTCGGCAAGTCCAATGATGAGCCTTGCGAGCGGCGCAGGGTCGAACAAAGAGGCGGCGCCAGAGCGGATCGTGTGGCGCTGGACTCTCACCGGCGGGCTGGAGATCTTGCGCCCCAAGTTCCTGGACAAGGGGGGCATGGTTGCACCGCTGTCGGAGAAACTTGAACGCCGGTACTCAGAGGCAGAGGCCCATCTGGAAACGCTGCAGGCAACCAACCAGCCCTTTGCGGCAGTGGCGGACTTTGTAGCATGGGCACAGGCAGATGAGACAGGGCCGGCCATGGTGGACCACGCCAGTGTACTCATCATGCACGATCTGCACCGGTTCCTTGGTGGTGGTGGTGACGCAAAGGGTGACGCACTGTCGATCAGGGCGGTGCGGGACCTGTTCTATGGGCTGCTCAAAACAAAGAGCTACGCCGTGATCACGGCGCCGGATCTGAGCGCCCTTGGTGACAGCGAAAAAGAGATCGTGACTATCAAGTGGCCACTGCCCGACGTGCAGGAACTGGTCGGGATGGTGCAGACCACGGCGGAACGGGTGAGCATCCCGGTCAGTGAAGAGATCCAGAACGGCGGCGCTGAGATCCTGGCGCAGGCCCTTGCGGCTCTCTCATGGACACAGGCGGGGTTTGTACTCCGCCAGGCCATAGTGGAAGCCAGGGAACTGTCGGTAGAGAAGTGCGGGCCGCTGGTATCCAGCATGAAAGCTGCAATCTTGAAGAAGCAGCAGGGCATAGAGTTGATCGAGCCTGAACCGATCACCGACGTGGCCGGCCTGGACCTTCTCAAGGCAGCTGTCAGGCACTACCCCAAGTTGCTGAGCCAGGCTGCGCTGGACGCCAAGGTGCGCCCGCCTCGGGCCATCTTGTTTGCTGGACCTGCCGGCACTGGCAAGTCACTGGCGTGCAAGACCATCGGTGGCGGACTGCTGCCCATCCTGCGCTGGTCAGTGGCAGAATCGAAATCGAAATGGCTTGGTGAGACAGCGGCCAACATCCGTGGTGTCCTGGACGCTGCGGACGCGATCAACACCTGCGTGCTCTGGCTGGACGAAATCGACCTACTGGTATCGGACAGTGAGGGCCAGCACGAGGTCAGCAACGAGACACAGCAGATGCTGCTATCCTGGATGCAGGAACGCAAGAGCATGGTGATCGTGGCTGCGACCACCAACCACCCTGGACGCCTGCCCGATCCTCTCCGGGATCGGTTTGAAGACAGGTGGTTCGTAGACCTGCCCAGGAACGCAACAGAGGCCCTGGCAGTCTTTGAGATCCACCTGGGCAAGCGTGACCTTGGCGACATCCTCACTGGCAACATGAGCCAGATGCGGGAACTCGCCGCCTCCACGGTGAAGGGTAGCCTGAATCCTCGGGGCATCGAGCAAGGTATAGAGGCTGCGCATCGGTTCGCCTGGGGGGAAGGCCGTGACATGACCTTCTCAGACCTGGCCAACGAGATCGAGCGCCGGGTCAAGATGAGCGCTCGCACTGCCTCTTCCATCGATCAGATGCGTGCCGACGCACGACGGTGGGCATCTGAAACGTCATCGGCGGTTCCCGACAGGGACACCACCAATGAGGAAGAGATCCTGGATGTGTAAACTATCGGCGGGGTGGCCGGCTGCGGTCACCCCGCCAGGAGTCTGACAGTTTTACAAGCTGTCAGGCGTTATTCCTATGTAGGACAAATCGAATCAAAGGGGGATGGACGTGAGTATCTACGGGCAAGTACAGACAGAGATAACAGACATGTCGCTACTGTGCCAGGTGCTGGACGAACTGGGGCTGGACTACGTGTACGATCCCAACGGCCAGCTGGCATACCACAAGTGGCGGAGAGCGAACCAGGCCAGGGGCAACGATGCTACCCTGGTGATCGGCCGGCTGAACGGCGGGCTGGACACCACGCCACGAAGGTACTGTGGTGACACGGCGTTCGTGCAGAACGCAGAGGGCGGCTACAGGGCAGAGATCGACATTGCCCACGGGAATGCGCCGGCCAACTGGCAGGCGGTACAGAACCTCTATGCGGCCAAGTTGGCACAGCGAGCGCTGCCAAGAGGCTTCTCTTTCGAGTATGACCTGGACCGTGACACAGGGCACATCACCGGCAGGGTGATCCCCTCTGTTCCTACCATGGCAGCTGTGCCTGCGAGAAGGGGGCTGGCGAGATGAGCGACACACGGGCCAGGGTGGTAGACTTCAAGATCGTAGACGGCAAGTTCGAGTTGGATGCACAGGGCTTCCAAGGGGAAGGTTGCGAAGCTGCTGTAGAGTTCCTGGTTGGACTTGGCGAGAGCGAGATCAAATACAAGCCGGAACATGGGCGGGAAGGGGGTGAAAGGGTAAGGGCAACAGCGTAGCGACCAAGCGGCCTGTGGCGATCCCCGCCACGGGCCGTTTTTCCCGTGCAACAACATCGCCAGAAGGGGGATATGATGGCCAGATGTAACATGGAAACAGAACGAGAGATTAGGGACGCTCTACGCCTGACAATCAAGTGGAAGTGGGAAGTTGACTGGGACACAGTACTGGACAGGGACAAGCTGGCTGCAGCCTACAAGCAAGCCCGTGGGATGCGCAAGCTGGCCAAGATGGTTGGGCTGACAGACAATCGTGTCAAAGCGGTGCTGGTGATCCATGACATACCGCTGAACAAGCGGGGCGGCGCCTACCAGTCGGTGGGAAAGAAGAAGAAGGAAAAGGCGCTGCCGCCACTGGATCTGTCTGCGGTACACGCCATCGGAGAGGGATACAGCAAGGAACTAAAGCGATTACTGCTGTTCCACGCCAGCGGGTCCGTGAGGGCCTGCACGCCAAAGTGTCCCAACGTCGTGGTTTGTTGGGATGCGCCTTTCACGGGCAGTCGGCCTAAGAGGGCCAGCTGCACCCTGAGAGATCACCTTATAGCCGTGGGGGTGCTAAATGCCAAAGGGTACCAAGTGGGAAATGACATTCGTGATCAACCATCGTCCTCATCCATACACGAGGACGACACGCCGGCAACAGTGGGTGGACAAGCGCTGGAAAGCGTACCTTGCTAGCCGGGACGAACTGCGCACAGATCTGAAACTCCAGATGGCTGAGCATGGGTGGGAGATGTTGCCCGAACGCACGCATCTGGTCATGGAAGTGCGCCTGCTCACCGGGGTGAGGAACTACAACAACGTAGACGCCGACAACGAACTAAAGGGCATCATAGATGGGATGCAGGGCACCGTCTTTAGGAATGACGCCTGGATAGATGAGATGTACATGATCCGCAGCTGGTCACCAACTGGCACGGCTATGGCCCATGTGCGGATCAAGACGGTCAACAAGGACTGGCTGGCCCTGAGGGCGCTCAATATCTCCAGGGGTATGGTGCGCGAGCACGGTATGATCGGTGCGATGAGGGCGGCGATAGGGAGGCTTAGAGATGGCTAAGATGCGTCGGAAGATGTGGCACCACTGGGACTGCGACACCTGTCACTACAACGTCGGGCCTCTGCCAGAGTGTGAGCCGGGCACGGGGCGATGCACGGCGCCAAGGAAGGGTACACATATAGAGGACATGGCCATACTCGGGCCAGAGAAAACGAACCGGCGCTGCAGTGACTACCTGTGGCAGCACGATGAAAGCGTGAGCGGTTGCCGGCAAGTCAAGAGAGGGAGGTACCACGAAGTGGATGCAATGGTGTACTCTAGGACGCCTGGGGGCACGTTCACAATGTACGGCGGGACCACCCAGGCCATGTTCGTAGAACAGGCGTTTGGCGACAAGGCACAGGGCGCCATGGAACAGATGAGGCAGGGCGAACTGGTGGCTGACCCTGGCGGCACCGTATGGTTTATGGCGCTACCTGTCAAAGGTAAGACGCCACACGAAAGGATTGTGGCCGCTCTCACAAAGTACGGGATACTCAGCATAGGACCGCTCAGCCGGGTATCGAGTAGTAGCGCCTACATGATCCGCAAGCTGGCCAAGACCAGCGACAGGTTTTGCATTGCGGCCAACAAGCGGGGTAGCACAGGCATGTACCCTGTCTATGGACTTATCAAACAAACATCAGAAACTGAGGAAGGAGGGGAAGAGAAATGGCGACAAACGGGACTGTTCTGATAGTGGACGCGATCAACGAGTACCTGGACTCGCAGCAGAAGTCGCCACACACCGTGGCGACCATGCGGAGTGCTCTCAATAGGCTCATCCCTATCACCGGCGACGATCTGGAACTGGGCGATCTGGAAACGAACGACTTGATCGACTACCACCATTCGCTGCGTGAGGACGGCCTAAAGTTCAAGAGCGTGAAGACGTACACCGGCATGGCTACACGGTTCTTCAAGTACCTGGCGCTGCGCAAGATGGTGACGTTCACGACTGACGATCTGGAGTTGGCCAAGGAAATCATGGCCAGCAGGAATGGGCGCGAGCCTAAAACGCTGCCCAAGCTACCGGACGAAGAGGCCGTACAGGCCATAATCAAGTTGGCGGAAAGGGATACGGCTGATCCTGGGACAGATCGGCAGACGTGGGCGGCGATGCGCAATGCGGCAATGCTGCACACCCTGCGCTCTACCGGCGTCCGTGTACAGGAGATGCTGGACCTCAAGATCGGTGACATCACCTGGGACGGTGGCGGCACCGGCTATGCCAGGGTGATCGGCAAGGGCGAGAAGGAACGGATCGTCTTCTTTGATAATGATGCCACCCAGTGGGTGAGCGGCTGGATTCACGAACATCCAGACGGCGGCAACAATGTGCCGGTCTTTGTTCGCCTGGATCGGCAGATAGATGACTACCAGATGGCGCTGACCTCAGAGTCAGTGCGCTTCATCATGCGGGAACTGTGCAAGCGGGCCGGCGTGAAGAGGATCACGCCACACATGATGCGGCACAGGTTCGGCACGGCTCTCTACATCGCTGCTGGCCTGGGCGCCGCCGCAGATCTCATGGGGCACGCAAGCACGGATACCACCCGTGAGTATGCCAGGCTGGCAAAGGTACAGATGAAGGCCGTGCACGCAAAGGCAGACCTGTAAAGCAAGGGCGGTGCAGCTGCGCCGCCCTTGTTCCTGTACTACACTGAAAGGGGGAACATCGCATGAGACGAAAGTTCAAAACGATCAAGTTCACCAAGGCGACAAAGGATCTGATCGCAAGAATGGACGCGATCCTGACTGAGTACGGAGAGATGGGCTACAGGCTCACAGTACGCCAGCTGTACTACCAGCTGGTAGCCAGGGACATCATACCCAACAGCCAGAGATCCTACAAGAGGATCGTCAGCATCGCCGGCAAGGCGCGTATGGCCGGCATGCTCGACTGGAGTGCCATCGAGGATCGCGGCCGGCGCCAGGTCTACCCGCCGCACTGGACAGATCCGTCCACTGCGACCAAGAGCCTGGCGGAACAGTTCAGGGTCAATCGCTGGATCAACCAGCCAAAGCACGTTGAAGTGTTCCTGGAAAAGGATGCGCTCGCCGGCGTACTCGGGCCAGTGTGCAGGGAACTGGATGTGCGACTGCATCCAAACCGTGGGTACTCCAGCCTGTCCAAGATGTTTGACCACGGCCGGCGCCTGTACTTCCGGGAACGCCTGGACGACAAAGAGATCTACATCATCTATGTTGGCGACCACGATCCGTCTGGCATGGACATGGATCGCGACATCGTAGAGCGCCTTGACCTATTCTCATCTGGCGCGACGATCAACTTTGAGCGTGTGGCCTTGACCATGGCACAGATCCAAGAGAAGGACCCGCCGCCGCAGTGGGCCAAGGCCGGTGACAGCCGGTCCCCTGCCTATGTCGCAGAGTTTGGCTACGACGTGTGGGAACTGGATGCGCTCGATCCGCCGGACCTGGCACAGGTTGTAAAGGACGCCGTGCTGGCACTGCGGGATGAGGATCTGTACACAGATCTCATGGAGATGGAGACAGCCATGCGGGAAAGCCTGGAAGCCAACGCAGATGACTGGAGAGAAGACCTGGACGCCGGCGATCTGGACTACGTGCCGGACTGGTATGTGGACCTGGCCTACGACGATGACTAATCACTTGGCCAAGTACGCTGGAAAAGGGCCGCTGCTGGATGGCGCCAGGGGGATGTGGTACCATGGCCGGTGGCTGCGCCGTGCGCTCAGAACCGCAGAGGCGATCAAGCCTCTGTTGGACGTGGCGCCGCCTGAGTATGATGCGGATCAATCATTCCAAGTGTTTGGCGCATCGTCGGATCGCTACAATGCCAAGACCGTGGAGATGCTGCTGGAATTGTCCAGCGTGCCCCTCGGGGAAGTGACCTGCCTGCAGCAGTTCTTTCCCAGGTTCCGCCTGGAGTGGACCTGTCAGGAACTTTCACGGAGTAGAAGAGAATGGCAAGGATGACATCGGGCATGTACTCATCGGCACGCACCGACTACAGCACACCGCAGCCGCTGTTCAACAAGATCAATGGCGTCTTCCGGTTCGGGCTGGACGTGTGCGCAGAGGAATGGAATACCAAGGTACCGGACAACTACATCACGCCAGAGATGGACGGCTTGTCCACCGACTGGCACACGCTGCGCCCTACTGGGCCAGAGCACGCCGGCAGGGAGTTCGCCGCCTGGATGAATCCAGAGTACGGTGATCAGGTCGGGCCGTGGACTGCCAGGGCCGCAGAGCAACACCTGCATGGCATGACAATCGTAGCACTGCTGGCGGCTCGCACGGACGCCGCCTGGTTCCATGAAAACTGCTCGAAAGCCTCCGGCATCCTCTTCATGCGGAACCGGGTAAAGTTCCTGCTGCCATGCCACGAGTGCGGGGAAGAGACAGATCGCCGGCGCAAGCCATCGCTGGCCAAGCTGGTAGCACTTGAGGACGCCGGCATGGACGTGGATGACAAGATGTCATTCCCTCTGTGCGACATGTGCCAGGCAAAGGACGTGGTTAGCTGGCTCAAGAAATCGTCAAATAGCCCGGCCGTTGGTTCGATGCTGGTCATATGGGGTTGGGGCAAGTTCGCCTGGAAGGATGCGTGGTACACTGGCGACCTGGCAGACCTCGGGATAGCGGTCGATCTGTAGCGAAAAAAGAAACGCTACCAGAGCGTTTCTAAGCGGAATTTGCTCTGCTGGCCAGCCCGGCAGAGCAAATTCCTGGGAAAAATCTGACTCGAAAAGGGGGGTGTATGAGCGGCTTTAGTGGGACTTGCCAGATCTGTGGCGAGTATGACGTAATGGCCGATGTGATGGGCCGGACGCACAGGTGCAAGCCAGCCTGGCGGGCGATACCAGCAGATTCTGGCTACGAAGAAGAGGACGCCACCACAGTATATGCCTCAGATGCGGAAGATGCGGCAGAGGCATTCATGGAAAAGTGGGACGACGGTGACATTAGTTACGGGTCAGATATGGATGTCATCGTGTGGCCAAGGGGAGAGCCAGACAAGAAGGAGAAGTGGAACGTCACCAGCGAGCCAGCGGTAGTGTACTCAGCGTCCAGGTCCAAATGACGCCAAAGCGGGGAAGGTAGGTTGTCAACCTACTTTCCCCGCTTTTTTCGCGTTTCCGGGTCACTAGCCCGTTGGCGCCCTCAACAGTCGTGCGGGGTCAATCCACTCCCCCACAAACTTGAAGCCAAAGTGCAGGTGCGGCTCAGTGGTAGACAGGCCGGTACTACCGACCAGGCCAACGATCTGCCCACGGCTCACCCATTCCCCCTCAAGGACAAGGGCTACGGCGAGATGACTGTAAAATCCCCTGGTGCCCTGCCCGTGATCAATCCACAGGCTGCGGCCTGCTCGCCTTGTGGCCCTGCTACGCAAGACTTTGCCATCGGCGCTGGCCAGCACGAGTGCGAACAACGGTGCTGAGATGTCCATGCCCGGCGCCTTAGAGTTTCTTAGCAAATGACAAGCATAGTCACAGCAGACATGGCTGTGGTGGTCCATGAGTGGCCAGAATAGTGGCACCGATCACCCCTCCAGTGCCATCTTCACGCCAGTGGTGCCAGCCTTCTGCAGGTTGTAGAATCCCTGCGAAACGGTCCAGGCCACGACAAAGTTGGCCCAAAACCCCTGCGCCTGGTCATACACACCAAAGTAGATGATCAGCTGGACCACGCCAAGTACAATGCCGGCGACGATCACCGACACAAGAAATGCGTTCAGTCCGCCGGCATTCAGCCAGTCACCGAACTTGCCGACCGTGCCATGCTTCTCTGAATTGAGCCTCTTTAGCAGGCCGACGACCACGACAACCACGACGCCAAGACCTGCCGGCGCGGCCAGGTCTTTCAGTTCACCCGGTAGCGGTTCTTCCACCTGCGCAAAGGCAGTGATGCTCAAGGCGAGCGAGAACAGCAGTACCAGGACCGCAAGGATAGTGATGCGCCTCTTCATGCTACAACCTCCGTGATATGTGTTACGCCGGCCAGTCCGGCGCCTTACCCCTCTTCAACTCGTTCCACAGGCACAGAGAATGCCGGGATCACAACTGGGACCATGACACTGATCTCGGGCACACGGGCAACGTAGTCGCCGCCCTCTGGATCAGGATCGGGGTCAGGACCGTCGCCATCACCTGTCATCTTCCAGAACTCTGCCCAAAACATCTCGTGGGCACGGAACATCCCGATCCCGCCCAAGACATCGGTATACCAGATCGGGTCTTCATCGGGACCCATGCACATGACCCATGTCCAGTGGGTGCCGCCGCCACTGCCGCCGTCCACCGGGGCGACATAGTTTGAGCCAGGGCCAAGCGAGCGCTGGATGTAGCCGTGCAGGCCGGTGAAGTTCTCACCGGACGTTTCTGCGCGGTTGGGATAGTCAGCGGGCTGCTGCCAAAAGTCTGGTGCAAGGCGTGGGGCGGCGTCGTCCGGCAGGTCCTCTCCACTCGGTGGCCTGATCCCCAGGAAGGCGGCATGGCCGGAAAGTGGTGCGCCGTTCTTGTCCTTTATGTACACGCGCCAGTTGGTAACGTCGGAACTCTCGTAGATGATCCGCTTTAGCCTAAACACAGTGGCGCCCTCGGGCGGCGCTGCCGGGAAGTACACCAGTCCGAATTGTTCACAGGCTTCCTCAAATGTCATGTCGGCCGGCGTCCCGTTTGCGTTCACTACTTCAATAGTCATATCCTCTTCCTCTTCCTCCTGACAACTCTGGTCAGGAACCACGATCTTGTCCCACCACCTGGCAATCTTGCCAGGGCAGGCGGTTGCCGTTATCTGCTTGTGTGCCAAGATCTCGGCCGGCGGGATCTCCAGCCACTGGCACAGGCAATTCATCGAGTGCAGCTGTGCATCCGTCGGTACTGTCTCCAGATGGAAGGCGCCTAGCATGCAGATGCCGTATGAGTATGGGTTGTGCTGTTCTCCGGCGTGAAAGGCGATTGTGTCTTGATGGTTGACTTGCCAGATCCTGCCCATGCCGTCCACCACATAGTGGTAGGCAATGCCGGGCCAGTCCTTTCTATTGATGTGGTAGTTGGCGATCACATCCAGGTGGGCACGCACCTGCTCCATTGTAGCGTCGGCCGGGTAGTCGTAGCCGGCGTGGTGGATGATGATCTCGTCGGGGTCCCAGTCTCTGGTTTCGTACTCCTTGGTGGGATGCGTGGGCAGTTCGTCTGACACGTCCAGGATCTCGAAGGGTGGTGGCTCTGGCTTGGGCTGTTCCTCTACGTCGTACCCTTCCAGTACCGCCGCCGCTATCTTGTCGATCAACGTGTCTGTTGGGATAAAGTCGTCCCATCCCCAACCCCATGGCGCCACGGTGAAGATGAAGGCGCCGTGCACTGTGGGGTAGTCGTCCAGGTGTTTCTTTGCCTGCCACACCAGCTGCTCTACGTACTCTTCCTCACTGGCGGCATGCGTCTTCCAGCCAGTGCCAGCCTGGTGCACAGGTGCCACGCCTCCATCTATCCCAGTTTCACCAAGTAGGGCGGGCGGGATCTTTGTGAAGCCCGCAGTTTTCAGTTCGTCAATGAACATGTTGTAGCGCCCACAGTGCCAGGGGTACCGATCCCACATGGGGCACCCGTACTCGTGTAGGCACAGCTGGTCCAGCTTTTCCACGGCCGGGCCAAGGTAGACGGCGTGCCCGATGTCGGGCTGGCCAACAGAGAAGTTCGGGCCGGCACACTGCAGGCCGGCCTCGTGCATGAGGTCGGCCAGGCGGCAGAGGAATTTATTAAGTTGGCGTAAAAAGTTCAAGTCCTCTGGCGGGTGCGGCTCATTGCCGGTATTCCACGTCGTGACCCATGGCCTGGCCAGCCAGTGATCGATCCAGCGGTTGAAGAAGTCTACGGCACCTTCCTCACCCCTGGCCATATCTGCCCACGTCACGCCGTCCGCCTCAAACATGCGGCCGCACACGCTGACGCCGGGCAGTACCCAATCGGGCTTCTGCTCTGGTGGATCTAAAGCCTTGATCCAGAATGGGAAATCTGTTTCCACGAAGAAGGGCAGGACTTTCCTAATGTACTCGGCAATCCTGGGATCGCACATGTCCTGCAAGTGCCAGGAAATCGGCAGGGGAAATCTCATAGGCGCCACCTTTCTGTTCCTCCAGGGAACACTAGAATGTAGCTCGATCAGACAAGCAAACTCCTGCTGGACTCAGTGTACCAAATCATCGCAATCTGCGCAAGTTCACCCATCGGCGCCATCCTGCAGTGCCGCAAGCTCTACCACAAACCGTCTTGCGAGCCATGCTGCCATACAGCCGACAAAGCAGCACATGATAATGAGAATGCCAAGATGGCTACCACGACCCTGCGGGTGAAAAACATTCTCCCAAGTGACCGCTTGACCAGTAAGAGCCAGATCAATGACGTGATCCCAAGCGTCAATCCCCACGTCAACAAACCCACAGAAGATCCCCACAAAAAGTGGATACAAGAGTCCATACCTGCACGGTATGCAGGGATGACAGAACTGTCCACGAAGGCAGATAGGATCAGAAGTAGCCTTACGGCCAGTGCTAGTAGTCTCAACAGTTCTATGATGTCCATTCAACCTACGACCTCCCAGGCCAGACTGCAATAGGTCTTCTGCGCTATCACGGTATTGAGTGTCGCGTTTTTCCAAAAGCGCAGGGAAACGGTAGTGGTAACCTTAGATGAATAGGTCCAATTAAGTTCGACTGGCAGGGCAATGTAGTGCGCATTGCCCCGAATAGACATAGCCGAAATTCTATTGTATGATCCACTACTAGATAAGACCTGTGCAAGTATCACAACAGGGGCAGTGTAGGCAGTGGCGTGACAGGTTAAGACCCCACTAACCCTGAGTGTGCATCCAGCCGGGACAACTACACCAGTCTGTGACAGTACGGCAAGTGCCGAAGTGCCAGGATCACTACTGTCGCCAGTGCCAGTGACATACCCATGGTCGAGGATTACCTCCCCGGTGTACTCATCGCCGCTGCGGGTGGGTTTCAAGTCCCCATCGTAGGGAATATCAGACGTGATTCTGCCGTCGGCGCTCACGACCAGGCCGTCACTCTCAAGGCCGGCAGTGTCGAACAAGAGGCCGGCCGAACCGTCCACCCGTGACAGACTTGGCACCCAGTCCGCATAGGTGACCCCGCGCCCAAGCTGCGCTTGATCCACATCGACCGTGATCGAACTACCACTGCCGTTGCCTACTACAAAGTCGAAGCCTATAAAGTCGTCGGTGTCAATCCAAACAGTGACGGTGGCCCAGATCAATTCCCACCCACTGCCCAGGTCCACAGCGCCACCGATGCCGGCAGACCAGTCATAGCCCCATGCCCCAACCGGGTTCGTCACACCACCGTAGAACTTTGGCCAGATCTTAATCCTTGTCTTGCCAATCGGCGGAGTGTCGCCCATGTTCCACTCCCACGCAGTGTCACTGCACTTCATCTTGATCGCTATGACGTACGTTACATACTGTTCAATCGGGCGCTGGATCGAAGTGTCGGTCAAGCTCTTGGGCCAATCCAGATCGGCAGTGTCGGTATTGTCTAGCGAAAACCTAATGCCCTGCCCTCCACCCCAACCATAGGCGCCAAGTGCGTAAGTGCCACCGACAGACGCAATGTTCCATTCATCAGGATCGCCAGAAGTTACAGCGTCTCGCTCAAAATCTGAGTTGGTCAACCACTGTTCACCAGGCGGGTACAGGGACTCTCCCCTTTCCCATGGAGATGCGCCATAGCCACTCAGGTTTTCGCTGTGGTCAACAGCCTTGATATTATAGTAGGCGACAGTGCCGGCACCGATCTGAACTACGCTTGAGAGGCCGACGGACAGGGATCTCAAAAGTGTTGCGCCGGCACCATACCCATCAGTGGCCGTGTAAATGTTGAACCCCGCAAGGTCCGGCACATCACCCATACTCGGACCTGTCCAGCTGAACTCCAGCGCACCGGGCATGTTGGTCACCACAAAGCCGGTCGGCGCCGTCGGCGCCGTAGTGTCCGCCGCACTCTTTATCGTAGACCAGTCAGACCACGGAGAAAACACCGTCTCAGACAGGTGGGCACGCACACGGACATTGTAATCCATCGAGCCGACCAGCGGCTGCAGCATGAACCCTAGACTTTGTGCATAAATACCAGCGCCCGCAGCGTGGGTGGTGGCTGTGGTATTGTCGTACCCTCGGGTGCACCCGACAAAGGCGGGATAGGTAGATCCGCCAGTGGCGCCGGGATCTCCAGATGTATCGAAGGTGTGTGAGTGTGCCACGGCACTGTACTCATTGCCAGTGATCTTGACCCGATCAAAGCCGACAGCGTAATACACAAAGTCGATCCACTCATCGTCCACTAGCGAGCGCTCGCGTGCGTCATCTAGCCAGAAGTTGTCCATTGTGACGGCCACATCTGACCAGATACCCACACTAGAGGATTCTGCAATGTTTGTCAGGGCGTCAGTGGCCGTGTATTCTATGTCGGCGTCAAGATCTCCACCAGAGATCTTGATATGGACCGTCTTGGCAACCGCCTGCGCCTCGAAGGTGTACACCTGTGCGGCTGTAAAACTGTCATCCGCCTGCGTCCACACCGTAGTCTCGACAGCACTGATACGCTCCACGATCTCGAACTGCTCATTGGTCATGTCGTAGCGGACGTACACAAAGTTAGATGCGTCCACATAGTCCACGATGTACCCGAACTGGCCAGACGCTGGCCATGTCCAGTCACCACGCAGCCTGTGTGCGTACCAGGAAGTAGCCATGGAGTCTATGATCGCCGCAGAGTATGGCCATGTCCCGCCCGGCGTGGCCGCAATCTTGTTACTGGAGATCGCCCAGTTGCTGGAGTAGGTCGGGATCACGTACCACCCGCCGGCGTACCGATCATAGTCGGGTGTGTGTGCGGTGATGTTCGTCGTGTCTGTGTCGGTGAAGGTGTCTTCAACATAATCCCGCAGCGAGAAGGATGTTCCGCCAAGTGAGTATGGGTACAGCCAAATGCCAGCGGTTCGCGTTGCGCCAGTGTAGTGTATAAGCTCGGAGTCGATCTGGATGACGCCAGTCTTGGCAAAATCGTAGTCTTCTGTTGCCGCACGGGGTATGACTGTCATACTACTGGAAAGTGAGCCAGTCAGCGTGGTGTAGGTGCGTGGGTCCAAATTGCCAAGTACCGTTGGATCGTCATCCAACTCATCGTTCATGCGATACTCGCACTGGTAGCCAACAGAGCCATACACCGGGTTTATAGTCCTAAATGAGGCATAGATCCAGGCAGCTGTGCCGCCGCCGGTCGCAGGCGAGTATGTGCCCGTGGTTAGGGTCAGCGCCGTTGGCGTGGGCAAGGTGGTGCCGAAGGGCAGCGTGGGGATCGGGACTGTGGTCCTGACCCGGCGCAGGGCGTACCAGGCCGGGCCGGCAGCGCCGCCACGGTTCACCACGTCAAGAATGTCGCCAGTCTGCAGGTTAGAGCCATGGTCTATGTACACACGCTGAGAAACCAGGCCGTCAATGCTGGCAGTGGCACCGATCACCCTGTCGGCCACATCCTTTTGCACAGACGTAATGACTGCCCTTGACACCCTCTGTCTTGGCTCGAAGCGGCGAGTCAGGGCTTTTGCCAGCCGCCTTGCGATACCGCTCTTGTTAGGCATATTCCACCCTCTTGGCTGTGATCCTTGTTATCCACTGCTTGCCCGTGCCGTCTGTATCGCCAAGGGCAATGCTGTGAGTCACGCCGGTTACGACTATATTATGACCGTTCAGGTAGGTGTCGTCGCCGTCCACGTCGAAGGTTATCACGTGACGCTGACCTGGCAACGCCCACTCTGCTATGCCCTTAACCACAATATCCACGGTGTCAGTCTGGCTCCGGCTATGATATAGCATCTCGGCAATGCTCGCAGCGTCATCCTCATCGCCAATTAGCAAGCTCTCGTTTTCTTCTATGATGTCACCCAGTGGGAATGGCGACGATGGCCAAACAGCCTCAAACATCTCTTCGTTCTCGGAGTCAGTGAGCTTGACAATGACTTGGGCCACATTTGTACGGGTTTTGCGAGAAAATTGTATGGATCTGGAATTGCTGCGAGTCCAGTAGAAGAATACCGACGGCCAACCGCCCATGCCAAGCAGTGTGTTCCAGTCCACTTCGACGGTATTGTCCAGGCGAAAGTACACCGTCGTCCCGGCGCTCTTGCAGATGTCTCTAATCGCATTTGCTATGCGATCTCTGGTCACGTCTAGCTTGTAAACCTGCCGGCCACCTGCTGACAATGTGATGTTAGATTCGTCCATGGCAAGCCAAGTCTCTAACAGGCTCGATATGATACTGCTGGAAAAGCCGGCGTCAAAGCTGTCGTCCTCTTCCCCGGCTGTGAGGACGTACCCGGTTGGGCCATAGGCGTACAGGCTATTGAGTTTGACCCGGCCTCCGTCGGACATCCCCATGAAGGACACCATGATGTTTCTAGCCCTGATAGGTGCGGAGAGGGTTTTCTGCCAGCCTGTTTGGCTGTACCACCTAACGCTTGCGATCCTGTCCCAGTAGTCTTCCCACCCACCACTACCAATGCCGTCGTCCCATTCAGCCTCATCTGGCTTTGGAAAGCCGGTGCTATAGATTGTGGCATATACATCGAAGTGGCGTGGCACAACGTATGACAAACCCGATGAATCAAGGACTGGCCTGCGCCTCCAGCGCACAGTCTGCAACAAGTGGTTGTCCGTGGCCGCTCCACTCTCATATTGCTGGACTGCTTCGCCGGCAGAGTGGGCCTGATCTGACGTGCCCCCCTCTCCCCTGGTCAACGTTAGGAGTTTGTTGTTGATCCTGTCCACCGACTGGTATGAAATGATCTCGTGACTAGCTCCGCCAGGATCTATAGAGGCGTAGGCCGGGCCATCCGTCAGTCCCAAGTGTCCGTCTAGCGCCGCCTCGGTCGTGGCGCCCATTGCCAGCGCTGAATCGAGCGATATACCCAAAGAGCCAAGGTCCACTATGATGTACTCTGGCTCTCCAGTGATGGCGTCCCCTGGCGTGGGGTGATCTTCATCCTGCTCATAAAACGCAATGGTCCCGCCCCTATTGCCAGTCGGATCAGACCTGATCGTGTGGCCGACCGGCGGCACGGTGCACATGGCACCTGTCCAGCCAGAATAATTGGTCCCCCCGGCATCATAATAATGGCTTCCGCCCCCGCAAAAGTCGTACAGCGCCCAACCGCCAAGGCCACCGTCCCACCAGATAATATCCACGTGTTGCACGCCCAACAGGCGAAGGGAAATAAAGTCGCCGGTCGGGTCTAGCGAAAAGTTCCCGACCTGGAGGGATCGCCAGTCATACACATTTGCGGTGCACCCTGGAAAATGAGCCATAAACATGGCCTTGTCGTTTGTGAACACGCCAAAAAAGTCACCCAAGGGTGGGGTGGGCGGTAGCTTCAAGTAATTCCACTTGGGGTGCCGTCCGTCAGGGTCCCACCCGGTCCATCCCCACGTTGTAACCTTGCTGGCTATGTAGCTTCCGCTGAAACCGTTTGGGTAAAGCGATCCACGTAACTCAAACCACTGCAGGCCGTCGGGCATCCAAGGCTCTGCCCGAAGGTAGACCTCATTTATGTTGCCGCCACTGGCAACGGGTGTCTCTATGGTAGGCGCCGGCTCACCGTCACTCACCCAAAGCGTAGATATGTCATCGTCTACAGCCCTGTCGCCGTCCAGGCTTGGCGTCCCGTAGAACTCACCGGACTCCGCCTCCTGGTATACATCCTCTAGGTGACTTGAAACCTCTACTGTCCTGCCGCTCGCAAGATCGATCTTTCCATAGGTTACACCAGAAACAACATCGGTCTTGTTCACGTAGAATCCCAGGCTCACAACCTTGGCCGTCCACAGGTTCGCCTCTTTCCAGTCACCATCTATGCTCACATCCTGGAGGAAGCCGATAAAGCCGACCTGCCAGCTTGACCAAGTTGACATACTACCATTGTACGGCCTGAAACGCCACATGCACAGGAAGGCTCTGTCTGGCTGGAAGACGGTAGACAGGTAACTGTGACCCTTGATGTTAGCCGACCAGTCAGAGATCTCATCGTCGTGGTTCAGGTCTATGGAGACATCGCCATAGAGATATTCTGTGACCTCCATCCACTCTGAAACCGTGGCACCGGCAGAGTGGAAGCGCTTCTCTCCATCAGGCTCAAATCTGGTCAAGTGGTAAAACTCATTGCTGTACGTATCATCGTAGGCCATGACCTCGTAGTGCTCCCCTGCGGCCTCAGGGTGTATGGCGATGAATCCCGTGGTGAACCCAACCGTGCTTGCCACATACACGTGGTCATCATCGGTCCCTACGTCTGTCGTGAGATATGTGGACGCCTCTGGATCGTAGGCGCCGCCGGCTGTCAACTCGACATCGCCAAGCATCCGATCTGCGCCCACAAAGAACTTTAGTTCAAAGTCGGTCCAGGGTGCTGCTGTGCGCGAGTCTTGATCGCTCGTAGTTGCCATTGGCCTAACTCAGCTTTGTAAACTTGATCTCTACGTCCAGGTAGTCGCCGCCAGATATATCCTCATAGGTGGGCCTGTGCATGATTGCTGACGTGCTGTACGTCGTCCACGCTGGAGTAGCCGCATATGGGTTCCACACTTGCAAGGATGTCAGTTCCACTGACGGCTCATCGCCAGTGAAGTCCTTATACCAGTCCCACACAGTGCCCGTGACTCGATTGAACCTGACAATGACTCTAGGGTATCCAACCGCACCGCACGGGAGGCCATTACCATCTACTCCCATAGCCTCTGGCAAGACGAACTTGTACCCCTTGCCAACCGGCGTGCCGCCAGCAGGCGGGTCTGTCGCGTTTATCTGAAAAGGCATGCCGTCCTCCTAATCTGCCTCAATGGCGGCTAGTATTTCCTCCATCACGATCCCTACCACGGTATCGATCAGGCCACCGGCAGCGACACTGCCTTCAAAGCCCTGCCAGAACAGGGCGCCGGCCATCCTGCCCACACTAATGATGGGGTCTGGAGTGTCAGCTATCTGCTTGGTCCATGCAGAGTTTAGAGTACTAGGCAGGTTCATCTCGGCCAGTTTGCCGGTCAAGCTGGTGTCAAATGCAGCCTTGACCGTGCCGGCCGCAGTGTCGAAGGCGCCGTCTTCAATCGACATGCCAGACACAACGCTGCCCATGGTCCCTGACAGGCTGTCACTCGCAGCCTTTGTGGACAGCCCGCCAAGGAACATCTGCTGTATTGGACTTTGTAAGCCAAGCGCAGCGAGAACTTCATCACTCGTGGCCGTGATCCCTGCCGCCGCCAGTTCACCGATAGCGATCTGCAGCAGGTTCTCCTGCGCTGTGGCAGCGGCCAGGTTGTCCTTGAACGACTGCACGAAGGCTGGCCAGTCAATCGCATCTGGATTCATACCTTTGTAGAAGGAGTCTAGCCAGCGCTTGCCGAACGCCTGGATCGCATCCTCTCCGCCGGCCAGGACATCGGCCGGGATCATGGATGCCCGCCACTCGTTCATCGGATCTGCCAGCGCTGCCTTCATCCGCCTGGCCTGCTCATCCCACTTGTCGGCGTAGTTGCCCAAGGCGGTGTCTAGCATGTCCAGATCGGTGACATCCGTCGGCTTTAGTGCGTCCCTGACCAGGCCCTCGAAGCCCGACTGCGCATCTTTCAGGAACTGCTCTCTGTCCTTCTGTGCCTGTTCTGCATCCCTCGTGATCTGGTCCTGTGCTTCCTTGTGAGAGTCCGCCCAATCGTCCCAGGTTTGCTGCCATCGTAAGATATGTAGCTGTCCGGCCCGCTCGCCCATCAGGGCGGCTTCCTTGTAGGTCTGGTCCATCTCTTCCAGGTAGGTCTGGTAGTTGGCAAGGATCGCCTCGTTCGGCATGTAGTCGGCCAGGCCCTCGAACATGCCAAAGCCGCTCTCTGCGGCTGACTCCGCCGCCGCCGCCAGATCCTCCAGTGACGCAACCCCTAGCTTGGCGCCTTCTTCTATCCCGTGGCCAATAGCCTCGAAGCGCATAGTTTCCATGCTGCCCTCGATGCCGGATAGCTTGGCCTCCAGGGCAGATATGGCGCCCTCTGTTCCAGGAAGCAGCCGTAGGGCTGCGATCACTTCCAGAATACCGTCCCTGGTCCTGGACAGGGCACTGTCCATGGTGCCCATCGTTTCCAGCCAGTCGTCCCACGTCACCTTTGCAGCTGCGGCCGCAGCTGCAGCTGCCCTGGTCTTTTCCTCAATCTCCCCTTGGGCCTCGGCTACCAGCAGCGCCTCTGATACCAGGTCCTCTGGTGGACGCATGGACTGCCACGCCTCTTCCCCGGCTACAGACTCGTACATAGCCTCTAGCTCAAACATCTGAGCCAGGTACTCCGCCATGCCAGGTGCGGTTATACCGCTAGAGGCTGCAACCTCGGCAACCAGATCGCGCTGTCTCAGCAGTGACCTTTCCAGTTCGCCCATGTTGGCCACTGCTTCTTTGACTTGTTCCCCGTACCCCTCTTCCATCTGCCCGCTGGTGACAAATGCCCACCCTTTATTGGCCTTGAGCATCTGCCTTATGGCGGCTTCCATGTTGTCTTGCGCCCGCAACAGTTCCTTGGCACGTTCCTTCTCTGCCTCAGAGTCTGCGAACTTGCCCCGCTCTCTCTCAGCCTCCAGCAGGGCGTAGGTGGCCTCAGTGAGGGCGTACTTCCCTTCCCCGGCGTCCTCCATTGCCTCAACGTAGTCGGCGTACGAGTCAGTGGTAGCGGCGATCAGGCTGGCCTCTTCCCTGTGCTCGTCGTCCACCCGCTTCATCTCGCTGTAGACCAGGGCCAGGGCAGCAGCCACGCCAACTACGGCGCCAACCGAACCAAGGATGCTGCCAGCCCTACCAAGGCCCATTCCGGCGCCGACAGGTCCGGGCAGCGCCGGCCGTGTAGTTATCTGCATTCCTGCAGCCCGGATCTGGTTCTCGCTAGCTGCCATCTGTAGCGCTGCGGCCTCTATCTGCCTGGTGGCGGTGTTGTACAGTGAAGTGGCCATGGCCAGCGTCTTGACATCTGCCACTAAGCGGATACCCTTGCCCACCGCAGTGGTCAGCAGGCCGGCCAGGCCGACGATGGCCACGGCGCCCACGACGGCCTTGGCTGCGTTCGGGTGTTCTGAGGTATATGCAGCCAGCTTGCTGGCGATCTCCGCCGCCTCCCTCATAACGGGCAAGAGGACAATGGTCATCTCTCTACCGATGTCACCAACGGCGCCGGCAAAGCGGGCTTTCATGAACTCCGCCTGCCCAACCATGGACTCAGCTAGCTGAGTCCAGTAGCGCTCAGCTGTGGCCGTAGAACTTTCCGTGCTCATCTCGTAGCCGGTCTGAGCCTCCATTAGTGCGACAAAGGCCCGCTCTTGGGCACCCACCTGGCCTTCAAGGATGTTGGCTGTGGCCTCGATGGCGCTGATCCCCTGCTCCCTAGCCTGTGTCTCTAGCTTGAGAAGGGGGACCAGGGCACGGCTGGCGTTCTGAGAAGTGAGGTTGGCCACGATCTCCTGGGTCCTCATCTCGGTCAAGCCGCTTGTTGCCTCCGCCAGGATGTTGATTGCCTCCGCCATGCCCACAAACTGACCCTCTGCGGTTTCCAGCACATCTGTTCTGCCAAAGACAGATCCGAACAAGGCGTCTAGTTCACCACGGGCTTTCTCGCTAGGTGCGATCAAGTTCTCCATGAGCATTGCAAAGCCACGGCCGGCGCGAGATCCACGCAAGCCAAAGGCGCTCAGCAGCTGGAAGGCAGCGGCCGTTTCCTCAAAGGTGGTGTTGGCCTGGTCGGCCCTGGCGCCGGCAAAAGAGAACGCCTGTGCCAAGTCCCCGACCTCTGCCTTTGACACTGCGGCCACTTTGATCAAGGTACCAACAACCCGCTCTGTCTCGGAGATGTTCAGTTGATACTGGGAGAGGATGTCAGTTGTGGCCTCTACAGCAACACCGTACGAGACGTTGCCTAGCTTGGCCAGGCGCTGCACGTGATCCGCCTGTGTCAGCACGTTGTTTAGTTCTGTCTCTGAGTCTACCACGGCACCGGTGGCAGCTGCCCAAAGGTACAGGCCCTCTGCCTGCTCTCTCGGGGACATCATGGACACTGTGCCGGCCAACTCCGTTAGTCGCTTGTCCAGCACCCCGGTCAACTCTGAGTTTAGATCAAGGTTCCTGGCAGCACGACCAAGGGGATCGGCAAACTTTAGGTACTCATTACTCGCAGCTGCAGCTGCGGCACCCATGGCAGTTGCCGTCATCGTCATGCTGCGGCCGTATGACTCCAGCTGATAGCCAAGGCCACGCAAGCCCCACATCCTGCGCTGTACAGACTGCACGGCCGTGATCGCACGGTCCACGCCGCCCATGTCCACCAAGTCGTCAGTGGACACCCCCATAGTCTTGGCGGTCTTGCCCAGTGCAGCAACGGCTGACTCTGCCTTGCGTATGCCCTGCACTGCCTCGGCAGATGGGTTGATCGTGCCCTCTTCCCACATGGAACGGAAGCCCTGCGTGAACTGCTGTGCGCCGGCCCTCGATGTGGTAGTGGCAAAGTCGCGCTGCGCAGTGCCAAGTGCTTTCTTGTACTCTGCAGCAACCTTCTGCGCCTCTGTCTTGACGGCCTTTTTAGTCGCGCTCGTGTCAACAGTGGCTTTCAGGACTATGTTGGCCGTAGTCCTGATCTCCTTCATCTGCTGCTGTACAGCTTTGGCAAACGCCTCCGCTTGCTTTAGCGCCTGCTCACTGTCGAGCCGCAGCACGTACCAGTATTCAGCTTTTCCTGGCATCGTTCTGACTCCCCTTGACTATAACAGGCATGCGTGGTATAATTCAGTAGATCTATGGGCTTTGTGATGAAAGCCCATGGCCCATGGGCCACCGGCGTGACGACGGTCTGAGACACCGCATACTGCACCAATCGCCCTGACACTGACGAGTGTCGAGCCTTGGCCAGCTTGCCGATTAGGTAGCAGCGAGAGCGGCGCCGGTGCCCCAATCATGGGTGCACCGTCTGGACGTACGCCGTCAGCAGGGCGTCCAGTTTTGCCTTGATAGATGTCTCATACAGTCCGTCGATATAGTTCACCGGCCTCGGTGGCAGGGTGCCCTCTGCGCCCTCCCCACCAGAGTTGTCCCCTAAAGACAGGGCCTCTGCCCTATAGTCGTCACTCCCCTCCATAATCGTTCTACTTACCCGCCCCACAGACAAATCTTCACGGCCGTGATCATGATGGCCACGCTCTACCCAGGACGCCATATAGCCGCCAGTGCGCTGCAAGATCGGGTGCCTTGACGTGAAGCCCGGCACAAGACTGCCGGAACCTGCGCCCGCAAAGCCTTGCTGGTGCAAGAGTTCTTCACGCTCAAAGACTGTCCGGCCGGCCAAGGGGTGCCAGCCGCCAGCTGCAGATCCTTCACTCCTAAAGTTCGCCCTGAAACCCTCCAGAATCGGTGCGGTCACGTAGTTCAGGCGATCTGTGCTCATTAGGGCGAACGCATACGCCAGCTGTATGCCCTCTTGCCAGGCGTCTGCCGGGTTGGGCATGACCAGCCGGAATGTCGGTGTTAGCCGGCAGACGGTGTGCACGTTCACTCGTACTTTAGCCACGTTGTTTGCCCCTGAGTCTGTCGAACAGGCCAAGGCGCTTTGCTGCATCTTCCCGGCGCTTCTTGTTCCTGTCCCGTGCCGCCTTTAGCAGGCCAAGCCGGCGAGATATGATAGCAGCGTCATGCAAAAAAGCGTCATCCTGGTCCTGTATACCGCCGGACCTCGGTAGATGACGCCATTGGAATGCCTGACACAGCGCCCACATAGGCAGCGAGCCATCCAGATCAACTATGATGTTGTCTGGATCTAGCGGGTCCCACTCTTTGGTCCCCTCATCCTCACTGAGCCAGTTACCGATAAACCTATCAAGTCGATCTAGGTCTTCTCTGGCTCTGGCTCTAAGGCTAAAGGGACTTGGCCCACCGAAAGGGCCAGTTGTGGGTTAGCTTCCCACAAGAGCGAAAGGCATTCAGTGACAAACCAGTCCTCTGCCTTGCTCCAGTGGGCGGGATCTTCATTGGCCACCCACAGATCCTCGGGGTGCTCGCTGAACCATGGCGGAACCTTCCCGCCGAACTCGATGCCGGCACAGTCTTCCCACGACAGGCCGGACAGGATGTCAACGGCCTGCAGCTGCATGAGAAGTTCAGATGAGTGCTCGAAATCGAGTTCCTTTAGGTTTATCTCATCCCGCTTCAAGCCGGTGATCTCGCTGACCCACTCCACGATCTTGTCTCGGTTGTGGGATCTGAGCATGCCCTGCTGGCGGGTGATAGAGAAGAAGGCAATGTTGACGCTGAGAGCTTCAATAATCTCTTCCGTCGTTGGCGCATCCAGTCCAAGCTCAACAGCCCTGGCCGCAAATCTAGCCAAGGCTGTTTGCCCGACAGGTCGGTACAGAGTTTTTACCAAAACGTTAGGCACAGGCCCCTCCGTTTCTGCTAGCCCTTGGGGCTAGTCATAGTAGTTTGCTGCGTAGCCGTTCACCAGGACAATGCCATAATCCTGGCTCTCCCGACTGACCATGAAAGTCATGCCGGCGTCTACTGGTTCCCCGCCAGTCTTCTCCAGCGGGTAGCCAAGGATATTGCACTCGTTCATCGAGAAGATGATGCCGTAGGGTACCGGCTCATCGGTGCCAGTCGGCGTGTCCGTGCCGGCACAGAACTTGATGTGTAGAGGCTCCTGCGTCAGGCTGGTCGAGAACGTGGTGCCAGAAGCACCGCCGTAGTAAGCCTTCCTGAACATCACCCCGTCATCACTTCCAAAATAGATGTCTGCGTTCCCGCCCATCCGGCGCCTGGATGCAGAAACCTCTTCTGGTCCCATCTGTGTGAGCTTGGGCAGGGTGCTCTGTTCCCACTGCAGGGTGGCCTCGAAGCTGGCGATCCAGTAGTCTACCTCATTCATGAACACGTAGCCATCTTCATTGCCAGTGTTCGGGGTAGAGATGGTGGCAGCGTCCGCCGTGTTTGTCTCAGTGCCGGCGGCGTCCTCAAACGAGAGTGCTACACCCTCGTAGGACATCCTGACCAGGCCGTTAGCGTCCGCCGTGAAGGTAATACTGTTCACCCTGGCGTCTATCAGCAGGGTATCGAGATCGGCAGAGCTATTGAACTTGTCCAGAATGGTCATCCACTCGAAGTCCGCCACGCTGTCAATCGGTGCGAACGCATGGCTATTGGGCCAGTTGCAGTCATTGTCGGACTCGTAGCTTGTGCCGCCGGTGTCGTCCGCTGCGTAGTTGTAGCCCAACCACTCGGCAGTCTGTGGCTCTGTGGTGTGGTGCAGGGACAGCGTGCTGCCGGCGTGGGAGATGGTGAACTTGTTAGTGGCGTACGCTACAGTGTACGTCTCCGACAAGGTTGTGTCCCCATCGAGCGCTGCCTTGATCCCGGCGGCAACCTCTGCGCCGGTGTACACTGTCAGGTACTCCAGGGTAGCGCCGGTGCCAGAAACGAGGTTCACGGAAACTGGCCCGCCTCCATCGTCGGTGACACTCAGCACGTCGTTGACGGTCGGGATGATGACAAAGGGTCCCTCTGTCGCTTCCATCCCGAACGCTCGCAAGATAAAGCCGGCGTTGCCAGGTCTGCACCTTAGTTCGCCACGGAAGGTGGCGCCCTCGTGCCCAAACCTCTCAGGCAGGGCCACGTCGATGCCGGCAGCGCCGATCTCTGACTCTGGTTCCTCATCCTGGACTACTTGCGGTTCCCAGGAGAAAGACGTGTGATAGATGCCAAAGAATGCGCTAGCCGCCGTTTCCTTTGCGGACTGTACGGCAAAGCCAACATATCCTTCATCACCAGAAGGTGTGGTCATTTCTTATCCCTCCGTCGCGCCGTCTGGCTCCGCATCATCCGCCTTAGCGGCACGTGCGGGCATGACAGCACGCTTCTCATGCCTGGTATCCTCCACCACCTGTGCAGGCCCAATCTCTTCTGCGAAGTGGCGGAGTTTCAGTAGCTTCCTCACCAGCTTGTCGTCGTGAACGTCAACGGCGTCACCGTAGTTCAAGACAACGCCGGCCAGGCGCCTGTCAGTGTGGCCGTCCTCTCCACCGATGTAGTAGATTCTCATGGTTCCATCTCCAACTCCCAACGGATCGTGACGGTGAACTGCCGCTTGTACTCATTGACGAAAGTAGCAGCCACGCCATACACCGTGGGCCTACCCCGTGTCGTTTTCTGCCCGGTCACTGTGTCAGTGATACCAGGGGACCAGCCAAGTAGCAGCCTCCTGATACGCCTGGCCCACGTGTCAGCGTTGGCCCTTGATCTGGTGACAAAGGCTTCCTGATCGTCTGGCGACACACCCAAGATCTCCGGGGTGAGAACGATGCTCCCGTACAACATAAAGATCTCGTTCGCCATACCGACAGCGTTGCCGATCACGCCGCCCCTGTCCATGCCCCCTACGTACTCCAGCCAGATGAAGGGCATGTCATCTTCCGACAGGTGAGGGATCGGCTCGCCGGCCGTCCTGGCCGCCGTTTTGATCTGGAGATAGAACGGGTCCTGGTAGGTCCCGCCCTCTCCCATCGCGTCCGTCAACCTGTCGAATAGAGCATCTTCTACGAGTGTGGCAAAGGACTCAATGATCGCCGTCATGATGTTGGCCAGTAAGACTCTTCAAACCACGGCAGGGCGTGGGAACCGTCCACGAGATCCTGGGTCACTTCATTCTCGTGGTCGATCTCAACGGTCCCGGCAAGGATAGAGTCGGCCCTGTCTATACTCACGCCGATCCTGGCCAAGGCGTCTGACAGTTCCTGCCTGAGGCCCTTGACGCTCATCCGCAGGGAAGCTATGGTGCTTTCTGTCTGCACCATTAGGTGTAGGCCAGATGCGCCGGCGCCCTGTTGTACGGTTGGGCGCGAGATCCACTTGTTAAGCAGGCGCTGCATGATATAGTACTCGGCACCAGTCAGGACGGCGGAGATCTTGTCATCAGTGTCGGCATCGGCTATGGTAGCAAAGCGGCATGTCCGCAAGGCGGCGTCTATGGCATCGGTGTAATCGCCCTCTGGCTGATCGTCGCCTAACTGCGTGTACTTGAGTCCGCCGCCAAGATCGTCAGTCTTGCGATGAACGACCTCTGCTACCTTTCGCCGGGTAATACTGGCCATGACTTATGCTCCTGCCGGCTCTGCCCCGCCAGCCTTCTGGATCTCTTTGGCCTTGGCCACGTGTTCTTTGTGAGCCGCCAACTTGACTGCCTGCATCAGGTCGCACTGTCGGGCATGGCGCTGCATCGCTGATTCCAGATCCAGGACACCGGGCTGCGGTTGCCACCCACACTCGCACTTGTACAGGTGCCACATGTCACCATGCACCTTCAACCAGTGAGGGTTGTCGAAAAGGGCACCGCACTCGGCACACTGGTGCAAGGCAGTGCCCTTTTTCACCACCGACACGTAACCCATGGCGATCAGCCTGGCGTCACCCGGCCTGCCCCGAAGCTCGAACACCTGTTGCCGGCTCAAGCGCAGATCCATGTAGTGAAACGGCGCCTTTGCCTTTACATAGTCGTCACCGGCCTTGGCGACAACCTTGCTTGTCTTAGCAGAAGATTTTGTTGCCACAGGGCACCCCCTCTTCCTCTGGCGCTAGCCAGGCTAGTCTGCAGCGTCAACCATGAACAGGCCGGCGTTCGCGGCAGTCACTTTCATGTTCCAGTATTCATAGATCTCCAACAGATCGCCCATCTCCGAAAGCGGCTCTCGGCGCCGGCGGATATAGCGGCCGGTGCCAAAAACGTTCTTCCAGGTGAAGCAGTAGCCAGCGGCCGGCGTGCGCAAGCTCGGTCGGCGCGGCTGGTACAGGAGTAGGGCGTCATCGTCCCAATCTGCGGTGTAGGTGACAGAGGCTTCCGCCGTGCCCTCAGGGCTGGCGGTATAGATGCTGGTACCGACAAGGATCTTCTCGATCTCCAGCAGCTGAGCGATGAGGTTGGGTGTTACGATGGCCGGCGCAGAGTCGCTAGAGCCGTACTTGATGCGCTCCAGCATGTCAGGCGCATCGGCCAGGACATCCCAGGTCAGATCCCCCATCACAAAGGTGTTGGGGTTGCGGGCGATCTTGCGGCGCATGGTGCGCTTGGCAGTTCGCAGGTCAACAATGGGGGTGCCGTCTGTGTAGTCAGACCACTTGGTGAACGTGGTTCCGCCTGTCCAGTCGGTGCCCCACACGGACGTCTTCCAAAAGTCCGTGACGAATTTTCGCTCTCTCGATGCGTCCACCCGATCAACCAGGAACTCGGTGCCGTCCCGGTCCACGTCAAACGGCTGATCGGTGTTCGCCCGGCTCTCGTCGGGGATCGGGTGCGCTAGGCCGTACTTGCGGCAGAAGTACGTGTCTGTCAGATCGACTTCGTAACCGGCAAGGGGTGCGGGCTGCATGGGTGCCAGTTCCGCAACCTCATCCCGGAACCAGTAGGACTGGTCGTACTTGGGAACAATGTCACTGCGGTTGTTCACCAAGACCTCGGGAAAGATCTCCTTGGCAATGTACATCTCGTTCATATAAGCGATGGACATTTGCGTCAAGGGCCTGTCAACGTGACGATCATTATATCCAGGCTGTGGCATTGTGCTAAACCTCCATGGTGTTTACTAAGAAACTCTAAGTGGCCGGTGCTCCAATCGCTACCGGCTTCTAGGCTGCGGCGATCCTGCGGTCGGCCGGCACTGACCCGGTGATCCACGCCTCGATGATGTTGCCATCGGCGGCAGCTGCCTGCAACGCCCGGCCGATCATCATCTCGGCGGCTTCATCCGTGCCCTGCTCGGTCGCCACCAGGACCTTGCCTGAGTCCGCTGCAGTGTCGCTGCCGGTGGCCATGATGAAGTTGCCAACCGCAATCGCTTCCTTGGCAACCACCTTGGAGAAACCGAAAATGACCACTTCGCCAACCTGGCCGCTCTCTGGTTCATCCTGCAGGATACCGATCATATCGGCGCCATCACCGGCTGCAGCAAGCGGCACGATGATGTTGCCGCTGGAGAGCATCACGGCCTTGAACTTGTGGCCGGTCAGGTCTACACCAGCGACGAACGCCCTGACGATGTTAAACTGTCCACTAACTGCCATGGTCTTACCTCCGTGTCAATCTCTCAGGTGTGCCGATCTGGCCATGAGCCAGCTAGTCTACCAGCGGCTCGCTAGGACCGTTCACCAGTCTTGCCCGGTACTCTTCGTAAAGTCCCGGATTCTCGGCCATGACTTCTGACATGGCATCGTTGTACGCCTCGGTGCCGGCCGTGAGGGTCACCCCCTTGGCCTTGGCCTTGGCATCCATAAGCTGCTGAATCCTGGTGAACGGCTCGTTGCCGGCTGGCGCCTGCTCGCCGGTACCGCTCTCCTGGAACGCAGCGCTCTGTGCCAGTGCTTCGTCGGCAGTGCTGAATACCGACTGGAACCACGGCAAGTGCTCGCCGTCCTGGTCAACGGACTGCAGCCAGGCAAAGTGCCCGGCATACTCGTCAACCCCAACGCCAAGGGCTGAGAACTGTTCGGCCTCTCGGCTGAACTGATCAACCACCCGCTGGTGCCGCAGGTCAAGAACCTGCTGCTCTCGCGCAGCTGCCTGGCGAGTGAGCAATTCCACCTGATCGCTCAAGGTGGTGGCCCGTTCCTGCATGGCTGCAAAGTCCTCGGCCGATACCACCGCACCTTCTTCTGTCTGTCCTTCTGGCGGCATAATCGTTTCCTCCTGTGTGTGGTCTGCGAACGCCTCAAAGAGGCTGGCATGGCGCCCAACTGCGCCAGGTTCTGAGTCAAGCATGTCTGAGTGCGCCTGCTGCACCAGGCGCCTGTCGTGCTGCAGCAAGTGCCCGCTGTACCCCTTGACCCTGTACTTCCAATCGCCAGCCGGTCCTTCATGGAAGAGGAAGGCTGAGCGTGGGTAGTACGCCTCACCCTCCCCTTGCTGCGCATCACATTGCGCGAGCGTGAAAAAGAATTGCACCCGCTCTGGTTTGTCCAGAGCGTATGACAGGCGGCTAAAGGCCAGGACAGGATTGTCCCCCCATAGCTCCAGATCGAATAGTTCAAACCCGTAACGGCCCACCATGGCCGTGACCTCTGAAATCAGGTCGCCAACCCCGCTGTTCAAGGTGCCCGCAGGCAACTCAGAAGAAAACCGCTCTGCAATCTGTGCGGCTGCGCCGTCACTGTACATAGCGGTGCTCTCACCAAAGAATGGGTAATTGGTCAAGGCTGCGCCCACAACCACAGGCCCCTTTGCCTCGCCTGTTATGATGTCCTCAAATTCCCATACGATCTCGGGGGATAGATAGTCAAACTTGCCGCCCTCCAGTAGTTCACGGCCTTCCTCTGTCAGGTCGAACCAGGCGTACAGGCCATCCTGCCTGGCTTCCATGTTGGAGATGCTGCCAACCTTGCCGGCGCCCTCATCGTGCTCCACGTTCAGTGGCAGATTCTTGACTAGACCGCCAATGTTCAGGCGTTGAAGGAAGTTCCTGACAAATTCCTGCAGTGTGTCGAAGGTGATCGGATCTCTCTTTATGCCCCATCGGTGGTAGCCGCCCGGCATCACAGGCAAGAGTCTCACTGGCTCACCGGCCAGCACTAGATCCGCTGAGTATTCATCGACCCACCTGCTACGGGGGTTTTCCTGGTCGATCTTTCCATCCTGTGGCATCGTGTAACCCTCCCTAGTATTTTATAGCAAACCTGATAAATTGTCAAGGCCAGATAGCTGCCGGTGAAGCAAGCTGGCTGACCCTATCGTACAGCACAACCCAGTGGCCATCCCGGCCGCAACCGCACGGCATAGATGTCTCGGGTAGGTCATCCCTGCCATGGAAGATGTACCGATACCCGCACGGCATCACGATGCCGACCAGGCACAGGCCAGGCGTAGACGGATCAAGGCCGGCGCGGCCCTGCTCGATATAAATGCGCCTCTCCAGGGCCTCCAGTATCGCCTGGATCTGGCCCTCTTCCTGGTACTCTATCCGCATGCCGACAACAAGATCGCTGTCAACGTCATGGCGTATGGTCATGGCCGGAACTGGTACCACGAGTTTCATTTCACCACCAGTGCCGGCAGGACTTCCAGGATCTTCGGCACGGCGGTGACTAGTGCCGTGATGGCGCCTGGCGCGAGCAACTTGATTGTGTCTGTGAACCTTCCCAGTTTCTCGGGGGAAGGGTCCTCTGCCTTCATTTCCTCACGTATTGCGCTAAGCGCCTGCATGGCGTCCGTTCTCTGCGGTAGACCTCCACCAGAACTCGCAATCACAGCAGCCACGCTCTCCCAAGCTCCCTCGGAGATGATCTGGTCACCACCAACCATGTCGCCTTCAACCGTAACCTCTGCGTCGTCCCCAAACGAGATGCCCATGTCACTTTGTTCCTTTCTGATCGCCGCCAACCACATCACCGCCGATCCCAACCTTGGCGTGCTCGCCAAACGAAATGCCGTCACCCTTGCCGGCCAGGCTGGCCAGTAGGCGTTCACGTATTTCCCGAATCTCGTCATGATCGCGCCCGGCAATGACCGCCATGTACTCTACCACGATGGTGATCATTTGCTGCAGGCCCTCGATACACCTGGACAGCATCACCAGCTGGTTAGCCAAGTGCCCAACCTCAGAGCGCACGCCGTCCTGTCCGGTGGTGATCTCGGTCAGCATCATGCGCACCCTCTCTTCGGCCAGGGTGCGTTCCTCAGTTACCTTGATTAACTCTAGTATCTTGTCTTGATCTTCCATTTGCCTGGTACCCCCTGATAGCGCCCCTTTCGTGCTCGATCACGACATCCATTGCCTGATTCAGCACGCTTTTGTCTGCAAGGGTGCGTCTCACCACGGCCTCAGACCGTGCGTTGATGATGTAGACGATGAGTGAAACAAAGAACAGGGATACAAAGGCGTAGAAGTTTACCTGGGTACCCTGGTTTTGACTCAGGCCATAAGCTGTGGCGCCGCCGGTGAACGCCGCCCACAAAACAAAGGCTGATGGGGGGGGGCAAATCGCAGGTGCAATCACAATCGGTATAGCCATATAGATGACGCTCTCTCCAAGGTAGAAGCCCTGTGGCTCAGTCTCGCCTATGAGAATGCCGGCGACGATGACCGCAAGATAGCATGGGGCAACCCACCTTCTGTGCGGTCCCGCAATGAAGAGTACGTGACAGGCAACCACCACAAAGCTGGTGGCTAGCAGGGCTGTCACAAAGGCGAGCGATGTGATCCAGGAGAGTGCGTAAATAATAGAACTGTACAGAGAGTAGATCAAAGCCATCGTGATGGTTGCTCGCAAAAAGATCCTGAGAGTCGATACACGCATCTCTCTCACAGAAGCCACCCTGCCATCCCTTAGTTCCCTGAATGCCGGGAAAGTGTTGAACATCATAACTACCCCCTTGCGGACGGCCTTACAGTAAATCTGTGCGGGGTGCCGCCATATTGTGCGGTTGCGAATATGATGTCTGGCTCTAAGATGTACTCGCCGTTCTGGTCCAGGTCGTCTTCATCGAATGTGATCACTATCTGACCTGTGCTGCCGTCGCCAACTTTGGTGGCTTCCTTGCTCACCACGGTTCCATCTGGTTGCACTAAGTACCCTTGAACTGCCGTAGCAGTGCTCAAGTCAAGCACTGTCTCATCCTGCTTGCGCATGGTGAAAGTTACCGTGGCGCCGTAGTCGTCCCTGGCCGGCCTGACGATCTCCATTAGTCCGTACCTCCCACTCTACTGATCACCTGCATCGAGTCACACACCTGCGAGTCCGCTTCTATGCCATGCCACACCCTGGACACTACGGACTTTGTTACAAAAACGTAGGAAGTCGCCGCCATAGCGACTGAGACAGCAGTGCCCACCAGGACCGTTGGATCGACGCCGTTGCCGACCCCGTAGCCGGCAGCTGGCGAGATGGCCAGGCTACCCAGGACAACGGCCGGGTTGGTACCGCTGCCGATCCCGTGACCTGCGGCCGGCGAGATGGCCAGGCTACCCAAGAGGGTGGTAGGATCAACGCCGTTACCGATCCCGTGGCCAGCGCTCGGGCTGAGCACCAAGTTGCCCTGGTGCGTGGTTGGGTCAACGCCATCACCGATCCCGTGGCCCGCAGCCGGCGAGATGGCCAGGCTACCCAGGACAACGGCCGGGTTGGCACCGTCGCCAAGTCCGTAGCCGGCGCCTGGCGAAACCGTCATGCTGCTCTGGCCAACGCCGGGATCAACACCGTGGCCAATGGCATAGCCGGCGGCTGGTGAAACAGAAACATCTCCGCCCTCTATGACCGTTGGGTCAATACCGTGGCCAATGGCATGGCCAGCGGCAGGTGAAGCAGTGACATTGCCCAGTATGACATCGGGATCAACGCCAGATCCTATCCCGTGGCCTGCGCTCGGGCTGAGCGTCAAGCTGCCCTGGTGCGTGGTCGGGTCAACGCCATGGCCAATGGCATGGCCTGCAGCTGGCGAAACCGTCATGCTGCTCTGGCCAACGTCGGGATCGATGCCAGATCCAATCCCGTGGCCTGCACTCGGACTGAGTGTCAAGCTGCCCTGGTGCGTGGTTGGGTCAACGCCGTGGCCAATGGCATGGCCGGCAGCTGGTGAAACCGTCATGCTGCTCTGGCCAACGTCGGGATCAACACCGTGGCCGATGGCGTGGCCGGCAGATGGCGAGACTGTAACGTCTCCACCCTCCGTGACCGTTGGGTCAATGCCGTGGCCAATGGCATAGCCGACGGCAGGTGAAACCGTTACATCGCCTAAGACAACATCGGGATCGGCGCCAGATCCTATCCCATGCCCGGCAGCAGGGGTGGCAGTAACGCTACCCAAGACAACCAGAGGATCTGTGGCGCCGCCGACGGCATGACCAGCTGCAGGACCAACCACGATGCTGCCATGGACCACCGTCGGGTCAGCGCCTGCGCCGATCCCGTGTCCGGCTGTGGGGGCAACGGTGACGCTGCCCATGATGACTGTCGGATCGGCGCCGGAGTCGATCCCGTGTCCTGGTGTGGGGGCAACGGTGACGCTGCCAATGATAACTACAGGGTTGTCGCCGTCGCCAATGGCATGGCCAGCGGTAGGTGAAACCGTGACGCCGCCGCCAACATCCAGGAATGGGAGTACCCACCCCCTTGGCTGACGGCGAACAGATGGCCGGCGATAGACGTGCCCTGGCATTGTTTAGCCGCCCACTTCCTCAAAGAGTATGATGCCGTTCATCGTCAGGGCGGCTGCGGGCGCAGCCTGCAATTCCACGACTAGCCTGCCGCTTGGCGAGATCACAGGTCGGCACTCTGGCGTAGGATGGAAGTCGAACCCATTCAGCACGTTGAACCCCTCGGCATGAATGAAAGTTCCCTCGGTCCCCTGAGAAGTGTTATTGGCCTCCACTGTTCCGCCGAATGCCGGCGATCCTACCTCCAGTGGGGAGGCTGTGGGGGTGGTGCCGCCAGAGCCGGACGTGCTGGCCCTGTGAATCAAGATCGGTAATTGCTCCGATGTCTCCCCTGCACTCTGAGTGATCAAGATCCGGTGAACGATCACCGCAGCGTCGGCGGGCGCGTTCAGTTCAAACAGGTCCTGGATCGCACTGACGGATACCTGCTCGAACACTCCCACGTACATTCTACCCATGGTTGCCTCCTACATCCTGATAAGTGGCGTCCTTCGCAAGCGCTGTGCGTCTGGCACTGGCGGAAAAGACGATGCGGTTTCATAGGTGATGACGATCTCTACATTGTCATCATAGAGGGTGATGGCTGCGCCGCCATCATTGGCCAGGTCTAAGTTGACCCCGGTGAAGATGCAGATCGAACTGGTGCTGGCCTGTAGCCCGGCTGGCACCGCTTGGTCAGACTGCGCCCCAAGACTTTGCCACGATCCGTGAGCGGCAGTGATGGACACGCCACTGTGCATAGTGGCCTGATCGACGTAGATGCTATTTTGTAGCTTGACGATTAGGTCTGTGGCAGAGTCTACGGCGCTGTACTCTGTACAGCGATAGTCGCACCCCTCCAGGCGGATATGGGTTACTGTAGCGCCAGAGGGGACCCCCAGGTCTTCCCAGGTCCCTTCCAGTCGCCAGCCGCCAGTATCCGTCTTGTTGCGGCCCTGCAGGCGTTCTTTCAGCGAGCCAGAAGGGTTGCCGTAAGAGGCGTCATACTCCCTGGTGGCTGTGGTGTTCATATCCGCCCACCCCTCCACCGTTGTGGCAAAGGGGTACGTCAGAGTCAGAGTGGCCACGGGCGATCAACCTCCGTCTTGTGGTGCACCATAGATACCCTCCCTGGCCGGGGATCGTGCCCCTCACACGATCCCCGGACCAATAGGAGGAAGGAAGACAAACGCCGTACTGGGTTACGGCGCTGCTTGGCGTAACTGCGACTCTAGATCTTCCAGGGTCAACGCCTGGCCAACAGACACGGTGCGATCACTTGTGAGATCCCACCAGGCGATCACCTGGCGGTTGGCAACCGTGCCGTTGTCGTCCAGCAAGACGGCGTAGCGGGCACCGTTGCCTGAACCAGGGATCGAGCCGCCACTTGCCGTCCACACCACGTCTTTGATCTGGACATACGCATAGTTGCTGGTGTCGTCCTCTGAGTGAACATCGAAATCTGTAGCGCCGGGGGTCAACTGGTACCCACCAGTGGTGTACCCGTTGCCGGCTGCGATCTCGGTGAGTTCACTAAACGTGTTGATGTCATCGCCTGGCGCCGTTGCGCTGGTGACTAGCCCAACATAGAAATTGGTAGGGATGGTGTCTCCGCGAAACACCCATCCCAACATGAGGTACAACCCTCTGTTCGTAAAACCAGCCATGTGCTAACCCCCTCTTCTGATGTGCACTACCGTTTTCCGTTGCGGAAGAACCAGACAGCCTGTGGGAGGCCCGTTTCGTCCGCATCGTCCCCTAAATATACAGCCACCAGCCGGCCTGCGCCAGTGCCTCCCGCCGATGTCCATGTGACATCGCCAGGATCTGTGAATCGCTGTACTCCAGCGACTCCACGATCTCCGCCAATTCCCATGAAATCACCATGCCGTGCGCGGGAAAGGCGCGAAAAGTGTTCAACGCTTCTTCGCACTGCCTTATGCCAAACGCCCTGAATGGCTCCTGCAATGCGTCCACCCTTGCACGCAGCACTGCGTGCCAGTCGGGAGAATCCATAGGTCATGAAACCACGCTCTCCAGGTACCGTGCTACAGTCCTGCACCACTTGCAGAACTCCGCGCCATGGTTGGCCCGTAGGCGCCTAAAGATCTCGTCGCTGCTAACGCCGGCGCGGATTGCCTGCTCAAGCCTCGTAGCCAAGGCAGGGTACTGCTCCTGCATGTTGTTCCATGAGGACTCGCCGGCCGCAGCGTCCAGTAGGTTCAGTGCAGACTCTTTCAGCTGCACCTTGTCCAATGTCTCTTGATTCATCGTCATACCTCCAGGGGTAATGGTTAGAACCGCTAACTATCTCTCCGATACCAAAAGGCTACTTCTAGCTGCTCATCGTCACCAGCGCCGTCATTGAAGGAAGTAGCGTCTTCATGAAGCCAGGCCAGGTATAGCGTGCTCAGCGGGGGGAAGATCAGCGGCTGGTCATGGACAAAAACGCTGGCCCCGTTGGCGTCCGCCTTCCAGTTTGCGGCCGCTACTGCGATCTGGCCGATCAGGGTCAGGCGCTCCGCTGCCGTGATCGTTGTGTCCCCTGCTGTGATGGCCGGATCGGCAGAGAAGACCAGCAACGTCCCGGCTGGAGTCTGTACAGCGCCGGTCCCATCCTCAGTGCTGAAAAGTCCCCACTGGACAATCTCTCCGCTCGCCTGGACCAGTGGAACCAGGGTGACAGCAACACTGGCGCCAAAATCGTTCTGGTCCACCTGATCATTGATGCCGACAAGCTCAACTATCCCACTTCCCTTAATCGGTGCGTTCATGGCACTCTCCTTTCTGCTGCTCTATTATAACACAATAAGTGTCCCGCCGTCATCTCTGGCCAGGTGACATCTACAGTTGCCGTCGCACGTGGTGCCGTTTCCAGGGAGAATCCCACCCGTGTGGCGCATGAGTGTGTTGTAGTTCTGGTAAGTCACGTCGCCAAAGAGTAGGCAGTCAGGGCAGTGCTTTGCCGTCACGTCGGTCACCCACCGGATCTGGTGATCCTCGCCACGCAGCAGGTAGTAGGCAATGGCGCCAACCCATATAGTGCGCCAGAAGGCGCCGGCGTACAGTCCCACGTGCCCACGCCTGCCCACAACCAGGGCCTTGAACGCTTCCCGACGCTCTGCCTCTACCATGTGAGAGATCTCCACCAGGCTTGGCAGGTGGACCTGGCCCTGGATCGCCGTGGCCAGGCTGGCGTCCATCCAGCCGTCGTTCTGAGCCATCTCGTACTCTATCTCCCTGCGCTGCTCTGGTGGGATCGCTGAACTTTTGAAACCAAGCTCATAGCCAAGTGGTAGCCATGACCAGGCCAGGGCCTTTAGTAGGCCCACGAGTATGGTGACCTTGGTCGGCCAGTTGTCGGCGTACCAGCTGCCCACGTCCTCTGGTGCCACTGTGGCAAAATCACCGGCCGTGCTATCTGCCCACGCCTCGAACTCCGCCACCAGGGCAGCTTTGTACTCATCTGTGGCAGAAGTGTAACGGTCCAGGGTGGGGCGGCTGGCAAACTTCTCGGCCGGCGGTGTGGCAGAACTCTCTTTCTCTTCCACGTGCGGCCCGGCGATCACGTCTTCGCCCTCATCGGACGGCGCCGGCGTTACCGGCTCATCTCCCTCCACTTCCACTGCCCGGCGGGGTAGGCCGGCCAGTTCACGCATGTGCTGCTCAAGCGCGATGTCAGGGGTGAGGACCAGGCCACCCACAAGGTCATTGACGACGGCCGATATGGCCTCTAGGTCCACCCGGCGGTTGATTGACGTGGTGATCTCGGGGTAACCGGTGATACCAGGGAAGGCGTTGTAGCTGAACAGGGTAGGCACTGCCCATCGGGTGAAGACCTCGCTAATGGTCTGTAGGTAGCCTTCCACGGCGATGAAGAACATGTCACCCAATTCCCGCGCCAGTGCGTAGGAACCTTTCTCTCTCGTGCCAAGCAGTAGCCAACTGGCCAGGGCAGATCTGGCAATGCCTTCATCCTTGCGCTGGATCACCCGGTCTGAGTCACCGGTGACGCCGGTCATCTCTGGAGTCTCGAACCGGAAGGTGAGCGCTTCACCCTCTTCAAGGATGCCAACGGTGTCATTCTTGTGCAGGCTGGAGAGGATCTGCCTGGCCCTGGCCTCGTGGCTATCGTTGGGATCGGTGATGTCGCCAGAGGCACCCTGGCCAAGGGTGACAACGGGAACGCCCATAAGTGCTCGCTGCAGGCCAATGGCCTCGATGCGCTCAATCTCTTTCTTGTACGTCCAGTCCCGGTAAGCCGGCCTGAGGATCGAAAGCCCTTCTGGATTGTTCCCCTCCCGTGTCGTCCTGAACAGCAGGGCCTTCTCGATGGGGATGTACACTGGTGGCTTCATCATGCGCTGCTGCCACATCCCCAAGATCCCGCCAGTTTCGTCAAGTTCCCACTCCCACAGACTGGTCTGTTTCCGCAGTGTGATTTTCCTGAATCCTATGCGGCCGTCGTCGTGGGCAGATGATGCCCGCTTTCCCCCAGGTTTTCGGCCAAGGCGGCGCTTTAGCACCCATTCCATATAGGCCCACCCAAAGCAGAACATGGTGGACGCCTCGGTCAGAACATCATCCAGCGATGAACTCATGTCGTGCAGGCAGGATTCTACGAACTCCGCAGCTTCCTGGTCTGCCTCAGAGTCGCTTGCCGGGTTGACTTGCCACTGGGCCTCACGAATGGGGAGGGAGAGGGCCAGAAGGACGCCGGCCACCGTGGGATCTGTGTAGCGCATCGTGTTGTACTCTTCTGCACCCTGGCGCCCCTGCAGTAGGCTGTTCGGGTCTTCCTGGATCTGGCCAGACATGAACTTTAGGCCAGTCCATCCCTTTTCCACCAGAACATTCTGTCTTACCTTTGCCATACGGTGGCCTCCACTTTAGCTGAATGGGTCCTTACCGACCGATAGCCCGCCCCAGGCCATCTCTGCCTTTGGTGCCGGCGCCGCTATCGGTGGCCCGCCAGGCGCTGCCAGGGTCCTGGCCATCTCCAAGGCGTCTGGTCCGTCAACGTAGTCGCCCATCGGGTACTGCCACAGCTGGTCATACAGCCTGGCCTGGTCGCCAGGCGTGGCCTCTGACTGTGCCTTGAATAGGCGCAAGTACCCATTGGTCAAGTCCGGCTGCAAGCTGTCAATCCTGGCGTTCTTGTTCGCCGTACTCTTGACCTCCACGATGGGCAAGCGCAAGCCTGCGCTCAGCAGGTCCTGGCCGGTGCGAGACGCAAACAGCTTCTGAAACTGTACAGTCTCGATGCCGAACGCTGAGTATGTCTTGCCACGGTCCAGCCAGTACTTCATGCGGGTCCCGATGTAGTCAATCACCCGATCTGGATGCCGGCGCTCAACATTGGCGTGGGCTACAAACATCATGTTGTTTGGCGCCACCAGAATGTCCACGATGGCAGTGTAGGCGCCGCTCTGAGTCTCACCAAGGGATGGGTCACAGGCTCCGAATAGCCGGCAGCTTTGCAGGTTCACCCTGTGGCCGCTGTCGTCCGGTACAAGGTACGAGAACGAATGTTCTCTCTCCCAGTGCCAGTAATGGAAGGTCTTGAACAGTCGGTCATCGTCGTCAATTGGCTCGTTCTGCATCTCGGCAGAGAATGATCGGATCGTGCGTCCCTGTGCGTCCGCTTGCTCGCCGGCAAGCATTAGCTGTAGGGTGTAATAGTCGAACCTGTCAGGCCAGGAGACTTTCACGCCGGCCATCATTTCCGTCAAGTTGGACTCGTAGAAGTTCCGGGCTGTAGTCTCCCGGTCTGGATCAAAAAGGTCAAAGAGTAGCTTGCGCCACTCATCCCACAGGTCCTGCCTTTCTGAGTGCTCCAGCAGTGCCCTGTATACCCTGGCTCTGACACCTGGCCTGGTCACCATCCAAGCCTGCGTACAATCATAGTGCAGGTGAGTCCCAATAAAGATATAGTCGCACGTCTTGGGATCGCCAGCCTTCTCTACAGCCCTAGTCACCCACTCTTTGACCTTCATGCGTTGGGCAGGGGACCTCACGGTCTTGTCATTCTCCAGGTCATCCAGGATCACCAACTCGGGACGCCTGGCAAAGTGCCGCCGGCCACGGATCTTCTGGCCTGTGCCAAGGGCGTCGATGCGCACGCCGTTGGACGTGACGATCTCGGCGGCGCCCCATGGCTGGCCCATAAAGTCACCCCAGTCATCCCGCAGCTTGTCGTTTGACTCTATCTCATATTTGATAGCCGCCAACTCTAGCTTGGCCTGGTCAAAGCTATCTTTGGTGAGGATGATGTACTCTTTGAGCGCCCTCCTGGCGGCGCCCATCACGCCTAGTGGCGCCTGTCCCACAATACACCAGAGGGTAAAGCCCACGCAAACAATGGTAGACTTGCCGAAGCCACGGGGAAGGCTTTGCGCCAGGCGGTCGGGGTAGTCGTTAGTGATCGCCTTCTGCATCTCGTCCACAAGATCCCAGTGGCAAAGTGCCCACGGCTCGGAAAAGTAGTGGGGAAAGTAGTACTTTAGGAAGAAGGCGCTGTCAGTCTGCGACATCATTGCCGCCACTTCCCTGGCCGGCGTTTCAGAGTCGTAGATCGCCTCCACGGCATCGGAGTCGTACCACATATTCAGATGTAGGTCGAGAAGATCACTCTCCCACTGTTCCATCGTCCTCTATCACTACCTCTGCTTCCACTGCCTCATCGTCCCCAAGTTCCGCAAGCGTGGCGCCACCAACTATCAGCCTGGCGCCGCCGGCGGCTTCCACTGCCGGCATGCCACCTGTGGCCAGGCTGCGATCTGGCTTGTCCCGACGGCGCTGGTTGGCAAGTTCTCGCATGGTCTGCTGGCCAGCCTTGACCGTATGAGTAGACTTGGTAGCCGTCTCTTCCGCAGCCCGGTCCAGGACATCCACCACAAGTTGCCGGCGTACAGTATCGGCCGTCTCAGGACTTGATAGCATGTCGGCCATCACCTGGATCGCAACGCCGGTCAGGTCAATCAGTTTGTCGTGGGATTCCTCTACCACGTTGGCCCGTTTCATCATCCTCTGGCCTTCCAGCTGGTCATACCAGTGCCTTGCGGTTTGTAAGCAAAGCTGATAGACCTCCTGGATGATCGGGTCTGGCTTCATCCTCTGGTACCAGGCGGAGTGCCCAACCGTATCTTCGTCCTGGAGGACGGCAGTGATCTCACGGTTGGTGGAGGCTACGGCGTCCGCCATCTTTAGCAGCGTTCTTCGCCGCTTGGCTATTTCCCCGGTGGTGATACGATCAAGTGCGGCTGACACTTCCTCAGTGACCCAGGAGAACGGGACAATGAGCGGATCTGACGCCTCTGGCCTCCTGCCCCATCGGGTCCAATCAGACGGCACCCACTTCCTGTGGGGGAGGGCGCCTGGGGCAAGTTCCTCATCATCGTCAAGGTCAAAGAGATCCTGGCCGTTGTCAAAATCTGTCATGCTAACCCTCTCGCTGGTATTTTATACCAAAGCTGATGGATTGTCAAATACGTCCATGTCGCAATTTGACACATCGGGACATATTTGGTACAATTGGCGCACTATGATAGGAGGTACGCCAATGATCAAACAGGCGGTAGATGTGTCGGCTTCTGAGCTACGTTTCATTCTCGGAGAGCTTACGCAGCCAAACCCGGAAGTTGTGTATGTGGTCAGGCGCCACGGCAGACCACTAATGCTGATCTGGCCGGCTCGGGACTTGACGGATGAGGGTGCGATGCGAACCAGGATCGCCCAAGTGGTCAAGTCTCTGAATGTGGCCAATCATGCAGTAGGGCGGAGGGGGGATACGCCGATACCAGAACATCCCCGGCGGGTTTCGCAGACTGAGTTGCGGCGCACTGCGACGGCATTTTACCTACAGATCTCTTCTACTGGCCTGCCAGGGCTGATCACCCACTATGGACAGGATGCGGCCGTGTACGTCCCGGTGGGCGCTGACAACACAGTGGAACAGTGGGTCAAGTCCATGAATACCCTGCTGAACTAGGAGGGGGCTATGTTCAGGCGGCGTCGAAAGCTGGATCGTAGCACGGCAGACATCCTGGATGCGTACAGGCGACACCAGCAGTACGACACCCACACAGTGAAGGCTCCCACAAGGGCGCCTGGGTTAGTTTCCGACTACCTGGTGCCCGTAGCTCACGCCATGACCTGGGGGGTCATCATCGCCTGCATCCTGTGGACAGTGGCCATCCTGAAAGACTGGGATGTGCCCTTGACTGCGTTGTGGTTCCTCACCTTTCTGATCACTGCCGCACTCACCTACCTCATCGGGACTGTGGCGGTCTGGAGCTTGTTATGGGCGGCGTTCGAGACGCTAACCAACAGGGATCTGGATCGGAGTGGGCGAATAGGCGACAGGCCCATTATCAAGGGGCGCCGCCAGCAGTCGCCAAGGGGGATCTCTGGCAAGGTCAACCAGAGGGTGAGAGAGGAACCAGAGGAAGGGGAAGAGGCCGGGCCGGAACTTCTCACGGTTCGGGAAGTGGGGTTGCGGTACCCATTTGTCGCTGGTGAAAACACATTCCAGTGGTTCGTAAGGGTGGCTGCAGAGATCGGGACAGTGGGCCGGCAATGGGAACCGTTGTTGGGCAGGAAGCGGTACATGAACTACCGGGACGCCCTGATCGATGCGGGGTGGGCGCGATGGACGCACTACGACGATGACGGCAAGCCAATCAAGAAGACTGGTTGGGTGTTGGATGCGGAGGTAGACAAGATATGTCGGGAGATCTCGAATTTGTAGACTATCTCGAAGCAAGGGCCGCAATAGAGGCCGGTGCGGGGAACGGGGGTGATGGCGTGGACTTTCTGGTCAGAATCGGCGGGATCTTTGTCGTTATCGCCGGTGCGCTGGCAATCATGGGGATGATCCTGCTGAGAACGATTGAAAACATCGGGAAGGCGAAGGCAGAGCATGCGTGGGCCAGGGCTGCGCAGCTGGATGCGCAGGCCAACTTGGTGGACGCCAGGACGGCACAGATCGGAACGGTCGCCGCCGGCATGTTCCCCTATCTTGTGATCGCCCTGTGCTTCCTGGCAGTTGCGGCTGCTGTGGTAGCGGTTATACTGTACATGGACGGCCGGGCCAAGGAACGACACACTTTGCAGCTGCAGTACGGCACTACAGAGCTTTGGATTCCCGGTGAGCCAATCCGCTTTGGGGAGAATGGAAGAAATGCCCGCATACCTTACCGCCCGGTTCAGACAGCTGTTAGAACAGAAGATGTTGGAAGTTATCAGCGATCAGGGGACGCTGACTCACCAAAACTGCAGGTGCGTCATAGTGACTGATGAGCCTGAGGCCCTGGCGGAAGATGAGGGCCAGGAAGTGGCCGCACCGTCCAATGATGAAGGATTTATCAACCTTAGTCCGCAGCTAGCCAGGGGAGTAGCCGCTGCCTATGCCGGCTACACGCCAAGGATTCTCGTGAGTGAGCCGTACGAGGAAGATATGCTGCGCACGAGTCGCCAGGTCAGGTTCGGCAGTAGCGTCACTACCATAAGTGATGAGGTCCTGGCCGAAATGGCGGCGCTCATGGGCCATTCGCAGCAGTCAGTAGCTGATATGGTGATCGCCTTCGATCAGGCGGGACAGGCAGCAAGGGCGGCAGGGGAGACAGTGGGGAACATGGCTCAGTGGACATCACCCAGGCCGCAGCCCTTGGCCACAGTGCGGCATCCAGATGAGAAAGTGGGCGATGTCAGCCACAGATACTGCAGGATCAACTGGATCGCCAGTGACCACACTTGCGACTTTACGGTGACCATCTACCCGCACGAGGATATGGAACAGATGCACGTCCATCGCGTACGGGCAGCAATGAATCACCTGGGGGGACTGATAGAGATTATGGACTCAAGACTAAGGCAGGCCCAGGCCGTTGATGTGACTGAGCACCAGCACGTTGGCTTGCGAGCCTTTTTCAGCTTCATGGCTAACGAACTGAACGATCTGTACCACCACGCACGCCAGGAAAGGCAACGCTCGCTTATGGAGATCTCGGGCGGCGCTGAGTGCGACGTGATCAAGTGGGCAATGGGCGGGGAAGGGCCGATCAACGTCGTGACAGTGCTGCACGAGGTAGGGATCGCCATCGAGCTAGCCCATATAGAGCCGTGGCGGATGTATGAGCAAGTACCCAGGCGCATGGACTCTGAGTGCAGACTTGGTGCCGTTGCGGTCGTGCCCGTTGGGCGCGGGGAAGAGGCTGTGGAGTGCCTGCAAGGCTGTATGGGGGTGCCGGCACTAGTTGTCTACAGTGGCAAGCCAGACATCCCGGCGATTGTGGACATGGACCAGGGGATGATGACGGAAGACAGGGAACTTGCCGGCAGCGCTGACCCGTTCGCCGTGGTGGATGTGTAGCCATGACAAACAAGCGAGGCGTTAGGTTGCTACTACTTCTCATAGCGCTCAGTGCGCTGTTCATTGTCTTGCTCGGGCTACCTGTCGCGCCATCGAACGGCACCACCTTCACATCACCGTTCGAGTCGCCGCTGTCGCCACTGCCAACACCGACACCTATCTGCCTGCCGGATGGTGGGACCCACTACCTGCCGGGCAGGCCACGGCCGGCGCCAATGGAGATGTTCTAGTGACACAAATCATCACAGCGACAATCGCCATCACGATGGGTGTCACCATCTACGAGGCGCCAGAGGGTACGGGCCTGGCCTGCAGGGGCCACGCCTACGACACGAGTAAAGAATGGGTAGCCGTGCCAACAGAGTGGCTACTGGGCGGGTACCTGGACTGCAAGGATCTGGCCTACGGCTGTCTACCCAATGGCCACTGCCTGGACGGTGTACCCGTACGGGACACCGGGTGCCTGCTGCACTATCCGGTCTGGCCAGTGGAAGATCGTATGCCATTTGGCCTAGACATCCCGCTGCACATGAGGGAGTGGTACGGGAACTTCCACACCGGCAGGATGACCATGCAATTCTATAGAGTTTCTGAACAAAGTTGGTGGACGCCATCACAGGCATCTCTCACGGCCTGGGATACCGTCAACTGTGATGGGCCACTAACTCTACGTGGCTGGCCGTGGGGGCATATACCAAACTGAAAGGGGATTCACCAGTGTACGAGATCAGGTACAGCATGGAAGGGAAGGTAAAGGGCGATCCGCCGACGGTCGTGATCCAGGACATGGGCAGTCTCAAGCCGTACGTAATCCTCAAAGAACCGCCCATAGATCGCAGCCAGACAGTTGGGGGCGTGACAAAGCCGCACTGGGAACCGGGGCCGCACGCCAGGGCCATTCTGGCGCTGCTGAACGGGAACGGCGCAGAAGACGTGGAAGAGATCAAGGCGGCTACGCTTGTCATAGAGGCGCTGGTCAAGACCGTCGCCGGGCAGCTGTTGACGGTCGCCAGCCTGACCAGCTACCTGGCCAGCAGTGCGGACATAAGTAGCCTGGAGGGCAGCGAGCGTCTGGAGCGCACGCTGGTGGATCTTGAGGATCAGATGGGCGCCATAAGGCGCATAGCAGGAGAAGAAGAGTGATCCCGCATCGGCTAAAGTACACAATTCATGACTATAAGTTCAACTGGCGCCGCTACCCAGTGAGCATGGCGCTGGTGCACGGGGTGGCGATCTTCTTCATCCTCTTCCTGCTCTTGTTTCACCTGTACCAGGAGGGCGCGGTTGACGCCATCTGGCCAGGTGTTCCGCTGGCCTTTGCCGTGGCCTGTGCCCTACTGGCGACTCTTACATCATGAAACTACAACAGACCAAGGGCGGTATGTATCTTTGTCGGATGTGCAGGACTGCCTGGATCTTCAATAGGCGGTTACAGACCGGGATCTGCACCAGGTGCGAGAAAACGGCCGTGACCAGGAACGATCTGCAAATAGAGGCCAAGCGGGCGCTGGACACCACAGAGGTTGAATGGGTTGGCGACTGGCCAGGCATTCTGCATGTGAGCTATGACCTTGACGGCCATCGGCGCAGTCTGCAGATCTCCTATGCAGAGGCCAGTAGGTTTCCAGATCTTATCACCTACCTGGCAGTGGAGCGCCGGCGCATGATGAGAGAGATTGAAGAGGAACAGAGCGGTGACTAGCGAACGCCTAATGTCGTGGGCCTCCATAACCGTGATGGCGCTGGCCATCGTCGCCAACGTGCGCAAGGCTGCTGATGTCATGATCGGCCTTGGCCGGCCTGGCTCTCTCCTGCAGTCCTGGGACGCCATCTTGGCGGCTGTGGCGCTAGAGGCTGGCTTTGCGCTCTTTGCTTTTTTCATGGCCAGGGAGATCCAGGGCAAGCGGCGCTACATGGCACTGCTTGTGTCCGGGACCCTGGTCATGGGTGCATTCAGCGCCGTGGCCAATATCGCCTACTACACCAAGTACTCGCCAGCAGCTGCGCTCTCCTGGCAGTGGTGGCAGTCTGTCATCCTTGGACTTTCTGCACCAAGTGTAGCGATTATGACGGCTGTCCTGGCCGGCGTGGTGGTGGGTATCCAGGAGATCTCTGCCAGGGAAGAGGTTGATCTGGTGAGGCAGGGCAGGGAACAGGAACTGCGACTGGCCAAGGAAAAGACGGCGCAAGAGAGGGCCAGGGCCAGGGCAGAGAAGGCTAGGTCTTCCGGCAATCTTCCGGCAACTGCCGGAAGGGTGGGGGTGGTTTCCGGCAATGGCCGGATGACACCGGAAAGACTGTTACGTGAGCACCCGGAAGCTGCCGGGTGGACCGGCAGGCAGATCGCAGAAGCTGCCGGCGTGAGTGCTCGAACTGGGCGTAACTGGGCAAGGAAACTCAAAGAAAGGGGGGCGGAATGAGCAAGACGGAAAAGAAGGTGGGGCGGATCATTAGAGAGCTTAACTGGCTGGCCGATATGATGGAGGCCGGTTACGAGTTGGGCGACGAAGAGGCAGCGGCGCTGGCCAGGGTAGCAGAGATCGCGCTGGTCAAGATCGGGGCCGTCCAGGTTGACAGGGACTGGCCGGGCGTTGTAGAGGCCATGGTTGTGGAGGCCATGGCGCTGAGCAAGAAGCGGGCGCCAGACGCAGAGGATGCGGCCAGGCTCGCCAGGCTGAACGGCCTGCTACTCCAGTCACGTGCGCAGGATCGCACGGCCGAACTGTACCAGGAGTGCGTAAGGGCGGTGCGTGGTGACTGAGAACAAGGCGGAGTACGAAGCGCTACCACAATACAGCATGAGCCTGGTCATTCCGCACTACTTGCTGGAAGAGTTGGTTGGCAGGTGGGTAAGGGAGAAGGTGCTGCAGGGTGGGCCAGGCGCAGACATCGTTATCGGGCTAGATGCCACAATAGAGACGCCGGGGGTTGCCGGCACTTCCCTGGTGGTGACAATGCCCTCTTCCTCAACGGTGCCGGCAGAGATAGTCATGGACTCTGACAACCTTACGGCCATGGTGCAGTTCAACCTGGACAGATGGCAAGAGAGCTTCCTGGGCATGGTGCCCACGGTCACAAGTGTCTTGTGGGATCACGATCTGTGCCTGGTGGTGATGCTCTCCCTGGAAGATGATGTGGCCAAGGAAAAGCTGGCGGAAGAGGCGGGGACATGAAGGCGAAAAAGATCAAGGTTGGCGTGTACTACCGGATGCGGGATGACCAGATGGCCGTCGTCCTAGAGAAGGGCGTTGTCACCACGGCCTTTGCGCACCGTGGGATCAAGGTGTGCAACAAAGGTGGGATACGCGAGCGAATTGTGCACCCAAGGGAGATCATCGAGCCATGGGCAGATCACGAAGCCCGCAATGATGCCTGGCGGCAGAGGGATGAGGCCGACATTGCCTACAGGGCTGCGGTAGATCCTCTTCTGCCGGCACTGGAGGCCGCACTGGGCAAGGTCGTCGGTGGTGAGTGGTCCTACGATGTTTGCCGCCTGTCCCGTGTGTCTATCGAGCTACTTACCCCCAATGCCGTGGCAGTCCTCACAGAGGCACTGGAAAGGATGGTGGAAGAGTCATGAAGATGGTAGACATCCAAGTGGGCGAGACGTACAAGTGCAAGGGCCATAGCCAGCCGATGAAGGTGATCGAGGTTGGTTATAAGCAGTCAGAGTATGCCAAGGCCGCTGTTCTGATGGAGGGTGTCTACCTCACGCGCCAGGTCACAGTGCAGGCCAATCGGGTAGTGGAACTGTGGGCAGCGCACAAGGCCAGGCAGGATGCCGCAGACGCCAGGTGGAAGCAAAGGAAGCGGAACGAGTCTAAGATGCGCTCGATGGCACCAGAGGTCGAGGCCCTGCTAGAGGAAGTACTGGGCACGAAAGAGGGGTGGACCGTCTTTAGTGACCTGTCATTCCAGATCCGGGTGAAAGATCCCTGTGTGCTACGAAAACTCATGCGTGTCCTGGAAAGGGGGGATCGGTGAGCCAGGGGGAAGAGTACGAGATTGTGGAGTTGCCGGAAACGGCAGAGGATCACGACGAATCCATGAGGCAGCTGGCCGACGTGCTGCAGGAGACAGCCCAAGAGCTACGGGCCTCTGTGAAGGATCGGCCAGCCCAAAGCGGGGACATGACGCTGCCCTACTATCAGGATCTGGAAGAGTGGGCAAGGCAGCATGGCGCCGACCTCGGGCAGACAGCCAAGGGTGGTATGAAGGATCATATTTGGGGTGTACGCTCTGCGGCCATGTCCCTGTGCGGCCTGTGGCCAGGGCCGGACAAGTCCAGGCCCAAGGCCGGCCAGATCTGCAGCAAGTGCGCAGCTGTGGCCAGGGCTATCAAAGAGAACTACACCAAGCTGGAAGGGGGTACAGCCAGGTGGCCATAAAGACGGCTAAGCGATGGCGGGTCAAGCGCTTTTTCCGCTGGTACGACCTGTGGATCGGCGCCTATATCAAGTGGAAAGAATCGGCCATCTATATCTGCTTCCTCCCCATGTGCGGCGTCAAGATCTGGCGTCAGGAGATCGGGCTTTGCGGGTGGTGTGACCGGAGACTAACCAAGGTTGCGCACAACACTGGTGATGGCTGGTTGCTGTACTGGCGCTGCGAGTGCATTGCCGGCGATGAGTGGGATGAGGACACAGAGATAAAGTGGCCGTTCGGTGATAACTGGGTGACCGGGGCAGAACTGGAGGAACTGGGCTATGAACTCGTCTGACAAAGAGGAAAAGGTGACCAGGTACTTTGGGATCGTGGTCCGCTGCGCCGCCATCCTGGACCTGGACCAGGAAGTGATCGACGCTGTAGAAATAGATGGCTGGCAGAAAAACTTTTACGACATGTCGCCAGACAAGGGCGGCTTGAGCACTGCGGAGAAGGTAGCAGAGATGGTCGGCCGCTGCGCCGTCGCCTACAGGACACCGCTGACCGGGCTGGATGGATGGGGCGACAAGGAAGACTGGATGGCCAGGGTGCACAGCCAGGACTGGGACACCGGAATGGTGGTAGAGTTGACTCGGGAAGAGGTTGCCGCCATCCTGGAGACTGATGACTTTGCCGGTATGAGCGCCGACAAGGTAGAGGAAGCGGCAAGGGATAATGGCCATGGCGGATAACCTACCTACAGGCTTCATGCACGTCAAGATCTCGCACACTGGGGAGCAAGAGACACGCAGGATACTTTGGTTTGAGGTTGATCCAGAAGACGAAGCCTTGGACGAAGACGTGCCCAAGCGCTATCTGCCATGCCCGAAGCTGCAGGACGGTGAGACGTACTACCGCACCACGGCCGGTGAAGTGCTAATCTTCCAGGGTCCATAGAGTTGGTGAGCAAAGTCTAATGAGCACAGATGCGGCGGTTATGCAGCTGGATGGGGTAGATGCCAGGCCGGCAGAGGGTGAGTTCGATGTTGCCGACTTTCTGCTAAAGATTGCGGCGTCTGCGGACTGGATCGGGCCAGTTGGTGCGGTCGTCCAGGATATGGTTCGTGGGCCTCACGCTGTCTTCATGGTAGACTATGACTGCTGCCCGCTTAGTGGGCGCGAGATCATGTGGCTGCTGAGCAAGAAAGGCGTGGAGGCGTGGGGCTTTGTGGTAGTGTGGGACACGCTCTGTTTCAGCGTGGCGGAGAAGCACGAGAGATGGGCCGGCCGGGTACTGGGAAATGCCGGCGTGCCGATCATGGGTGTGGGATAGGAGAGGAAGGAACTATGCAGCAGGTTAGATGTCCAACGTGTGACATAACATTCGGGGTGAGCGTGAGCTTCCACAAAGGTAAAGTGGACACCGGGGAAGAGTTCTTTTGTCCGGCCGGCCATTCCATGCACTTTAGGCCGACGAAGGCAGAGCTAGAGCTAAAGGTAGTCGGGCTGGAGGTCAGGCTTGCGGAGTGGGAAGAGTACGCCGGGCGCCTGAGTGAGTTCCTGGCGACTGAGAGAGAGCGGGCCACAAAGGCGCTGTTGTCAGCTGCTGGCTACAAGTCGCAGTGGATGCGGGTCAGGGGAGAGAAGAAGATGTGGCAAGACAGATACTGGGCGTTGAAGAGGGGGGAGGGGTGAGTGATGGGCAGTGAGCTAGGGGAGGTCCTGACTGGATTCATAGACGGCATCGGCACAGTGCGGGCGTGCCTTGACTGCGGCGTGCTTGTCGCCGGCGGACCTACAAGGTGCACGCCGTGTGCAAGGGCTGCGTTCCTAAAGGGCACCAAGTGCCCGGACTGTGGCGGGGTGATGCCGTTAGGCAATATCAAGTGCATGGCCTGCGTGCGGAGGGAAGAGGCAGCGCCGATCACAGAGTGGCGGGAACTGTTCGCCGTGCCGGCCATAGAGTTGATCCAGACCTGCAGGGACTACATGGGGATGGGCGGGCACGATCTGGCGTCTCACAGGATGGTGGTGACTCAGAGCAACCACAACTTCATGGCCATCATCTCGCAAATGGCTGCATGCCTGGATGAGGCCCAAGACAAGGGATACCGGCCGTCGAAGGAGAGGCATGGCGATCATGTCTAGGGGAAAACAGGATGGCAAAGGAGGCCAGGGAAGATGAGACGTAGGACACTGGGGTGGTGGCGGCGCCGGCAGGCAAAGCTGGATGCGGCAAGGGTGCGGGGTAGGGGTAAGTGGCGGGTCCTCACAGTCTTTGAGGGGACTCAGGCCGTGGTCATCGAGCCAGGGGAAGGGCCGTTGGTGCTGAACACGCCTGAGAGCTACGGCAAGTTCATGCGCTCTTGCACAGATGCCGGCCTGCTGCTGGCTCTACCTATCCCGGAAAGGTGGATCAGCGTCAAGGATGGGATGCCGGCGCCAGGGATCAGGGTACTGGTGTACGTGCAGGGGATCGATGAGGTACAGATCCGCCAGGTGCGGAGAATGGGGATTGACTGCTGGCATGCGGATAGCGGGAACGTGGTGCCAGTTGAGGCCAACTTGATCACGCACTGGTACCCGCTGCCAGGGAAGCCGGCCAGTGAAGAGGTATAGGGTGTTCGGGATCGTCAGCTGTCGTGAATGTCCCCTCTTCCACTACAGAAATCTGACATCGGGGTGCCGGAACGATGGGCGAGAGAGCCTGCGTGAGTTCTCGGAAGAGGAACAGGGCGGCGCCGTCGTCTACCCCAACGAACCGCCAAGTTGGTGCCCACTGAGGCAGGGCGACATAACCTTTACACTACAGGAGCCAGACACAGACGATGACCTGCTGCGAGATACTGGAGATGCTACGCAAGAAAGAGGCGCTGCAGTGGCCTAACCTGGAAGCCGCTGTGACACTGGCTGAGACGCCAGAGGGCAAGCTACGGGCCAGGGAGTACTGGGAGACTCGGGCACAGTGTATCAACGACATCATAACTGAGATAGAAGGGAGACTGAGAGATGCCACGTGAAGAGGAATGGGGTACCTGGGAGTGTCCAGACTGTGGGGAAGAACACGACGATCCGGCCAGTATCTGTGTTTCGTCCTGCCGGCAGTGTGGCCTGTCAGTGGAACTGTCTGCCATAGATGATTACGGGCAGCGTGATGCCTGGAAGCTGAGTGATGATGCAGAACTCATAGTTGCCGGCGGCGTCCTCGTAAGTGTGGGCGTGCCTGGTGGAAGGAAGGCGCAAGATGAAGACGACTGATAAGAAGCATGAGCTACCCGCCGTGTTCCTGGACCTGGAAACCAACGAGTTGGCAGAGGACGTGGGCGGCTGGAAGAATACACACCTGCTCACCCTGGCCGTAGCTGTGACCTACGACGAACGAGACGTGACCTGGCGCACCTGGCATGAGGAAGATCTGGTGGATCTGCTCAAGTACCTGATAGAGGCACCGGTTGTGGTCGGCTGGAATTTGCTGCGCTTTGATTACAAAGTCCTGTGGGGCGGACTCATGCGCCAGGCGATGCACGCTATCGAGTTGCTGCCGCTGGTCAACAGTATTCCAGAGGCGTGGGGACAACACATCTCGACCATAGATCTGATGGCCTGGCTACACCGTGAGACTGGCCAATACATCGGGCTGGACAACGCCGCCAAGTCAACGCTCGGCCGTGGTAAGACGGAAGGCGTAGAGGCCAGGATGATACCACAGATGCTGCGAGATGGCGAGATGCGCAAGGTGACAGCCTACTGCAAAGACGACGTACAGCTGACTCGCGATCTCTTCGCCTGGGGAGTGACAAAAGGCTCATGCTGGTACCTGGCACGGAACAAGAAACCCCGAACCTGCCGTGCACTATGGCAAGGTGACTTCAACAGCCAGGCTGCATCCAGAGGCTCACGTGTAAAGCCCGTGAAGCGCAAGAAGCCAGTAAAGAAGCCACCTGACCCACTCTTCTGACTAATTCTCGCTTAGAACGGCTCTGGTAGCGAGTAAACAGGGTCCCAACTACCTATATGGTGATGGGACCCTTTCTTTTTCCCCCAAACGCCTAAAATTTGCGCGAAAAAAATTTGCGAACAGGCGCAGTGGAAAACCTAGAGGGGGTAAATCCGGGAAAAGAGAGGGATCGGAAGGTGGTAGGACCGTTCGAGAGTATGTAAGAGGGTGCATGGTACGGGGTATAGGTCGGCCGTGGGTGGATGATTCTGACATTCTGCGGTGTTTTTGCCTGCCCGGCGTGGTCTGGCTGGCTCGCATGGTTGGTTTAATCCATGTTATACAATGCACGTGCGTGCACGGCCGTGATCCATGTCTGCCGGTCGTCGTTCGTGGCTCTCGCTGGCTGGCTGGCTGGCGTGGCTGGCAAGTCGGCTATACTGTGCTTGTGTGTGTGTACCATAGGGCAATCGGGCGTGGTTTGGCTGTATCGTCGGTATACTCTGAATTGTTTCTCTCATGGTGTAGTCTAGCACGTGGGCAAGCAAGGCGGGCAAGCGTGCGTGGGGTGCGTGGCTGTACGCGCATCC